AAACTGTGCAGCCGACGCCTGCCGTCTCCATTTATCTGCCCCGCCTCAAGTTCGGCGACGGAAACGTCAGCGACGCCGGCGAGGGCGGGCAAAGTATTCAGATGCCATTCCAGGCGCTTTTAGGCCCAGGAACAGTGGCAGGTGACGAAAACACGACAATCCGCATCGTCGACACGGAGGCCGTCTGACATTGTCTCGACATTGTCAAGATAATGTCCTCGCCGACACGAGGAAAGGAACCGACATGACAGGAAAATTCGCCGCGCTTTCGGTCGACGTCGAGAGCGCGTTCAACATGCCGATAATCAGTCCGAAAACCGACACGCCACTAAAGGACTCGAGCGGCAAGGAGGCATTCGTTTCGTTCCTGTCGGCCGATAGCGAGGCGGGCCGCAAGATCGATCGCGCCCAATCTTTTCAGACCATTCGCAGGCTTCGTTCGGGCCGCAATCTTCAGGATGGCGAGGATCTGACAAAGGACCAGATCGACAAACTCGTGGCGCTCACTACAGAATGGTATCTGGTCGATCTTGAAGGAGAACCGATCGACGTGCCATTCTCAAAAGAGAACGCGCGAGACCTGTGGTCCGATCCAGGCATGGGTTGGCTACAGCGGCAAGCATGGGTGTTCGTGAGTAACGCCGCAAATTTTATCAAGGGCTCGTCGAAGAACTCCTCCGATTCGGCGAGCACCAATTCCGGAATAAACGCACCTTAGACGACGGCGCCACGCAAGAGGATCACAGGCGCTCAGCGGCGGAACAGTGGGCTAAGCTCGGCAAGCATTCGCTGGCTCAAAAGCTCGTCGACCCTGGTCCGCCGTTGCCAACCGGCACAGAATTCCTCTGGACGTGTTTTTGTGAGCATTCACTCGGCCTCTCACAGAACGGAATGGCGCCGCCAACGGTCACCTGGGAGGGATTGCGGTCCTGGTCGGAGCTGATGCACATCGAGCTTGAGCCATGGGAAGCAAACGCGCTCGTTCGTCTTGGGCAATTGCGGGCGAGCATCGAAAGCGAGCGGATCAAAGGCCAGGGCGATGGGGCTAGAGATCAAGGCTGATCCGATTGAACCGATGACGCAAGCCGATGCTTTGGCCATTATCCAGGCGGAACAGCAGGCCGCGGCACAGTTCACTCGCGATGGACTGGAGGAAGCAAAGGCGGCCGATCAAGCGATATTTGGGCACGTGCCCCCTTACACGGTCACGGTGGACGGTCGGCCGAACGCGCCCTTGGAGACGGTCAATCTGCTCCGCGGCGAGGTAGTTTTTGAATTTGATCTTATCACCGACGTGCTGAAATGGATTGCCAGCACACTCGCCGACCGATCGCCGGTCCTTTCTGGAGCCTACAAGCGCGGCCATAAGCTGCTCGCAGACGGTCGCGAAATTCAACTCGGCGGCGTCGCGCCCAAGGCGGACGAATTTGTTTTCGCAAATAGCGTCCCCTACGCCCGCAAGATCGAAATCGGAAAGACCGAAGCCGGCCGGGCATTCGTCATCGAAGTGCCGAACCGGATTTACGAGCGCACAGCCAAGGACGCTGCCGCGCGCTTTGGCAACATCGCCGATGTCCAGTTCGGATATATGGAATTGCTCGGCGGATATACGCTGAGGCGCAGCGTTGGGCGTAGACGCGCTCGTGCCGCCGGAGCCTCTGTCGCCTCGCCGGCGATCATCGTTAAGTACAGAAGTTGAGACGATTATGGCCGCGACGATGCAGGACGCCGTAAAACGGCTGCGCTACGTCTACTCCACGGAGGGGGTGGATCAGGTCGTTAACGACAACAACAAAGTAAGCGGCGCGATCACGACGTCGCTTAATGCGCAGCAGCAAGCATATCAGAACGTCACGCGGCAACAGCAAACCTACCAAAACTCGGTGGCGCAAGCTACAGCCGGATCGCAAGCCTTCGGCAAAAGCATCGCCGATCATGCCAGCGATCTTCTTAACCACATCAATCATCTGAAGCTCATCGCGTTGGGCGCCTACGCCTTGTTTCCCGCCTTTCGATCCTTCGTGAACGCCGAGATTATGCAAGGTCTTGGATTGCTCGGCACGCAGCTCGGCGTGATCGCGACCGTTATCGGTCGCGTCGTCGCGTTCTCAGCTCCCGCGTTGGCATTCTTCTCGCGCATTGCCTTGCCGATAGGAGCTGCGGTTGCAGCGTTTGAGGCGCTGAATTATGTGCTAAAATTAGGGGCCGACCTCCTAGAGAAATACAGCATCGCCGGGCAACGAGCATTATTTGAGCCGAGCGGCTTTGAAGACAAACTGAAGGAATTGACCAAATTCCAGACCGAAACGATTTCATCGACTCAAGTTCAAAATGCGATCGAGTTGGGGAAACGGCTCGACGCAGCAAAAAACACGATCAACGAATTTTTCAAGGTTCAATTAGATCTAACGAACCTTGCATTGAAATTTCAGGCGGTGTGGGTGAGCATCGCCGAAATAATCGCGAAAGCCGTCGAGCCTTTGAACAAGATACCATGGGAGACGATTGGGAAGATATTGGCTTACAGTCCGGCTTTCCTTTTGCCCACGCTGATCACAAACTCGCTGTCTGCTGGGCCTGGATCGGCAGCCAGCCAGCCGGGATTATCTTACAGACCTGAACCGCCGCAGATCGATGCGCTTACTAGGGCACGGCAAACACTAGCAGCGGGGTTAGGCGGCGCGTTTACAGGGCGTTTTACTGCAGTCGGTGAGAAGCCCAAGGAGCTTGATACCAAAACGGCCGCTGATGAGTTTGACCGCCTGACAGCATCGATCCAGCGCCACATCGCAGCGACAGAGGCCGATGCACAAACTGAAGGCAAAGGCGCCGAGGCGGTGGCGAGGCTCCGTACCGAGTTTCGCCTCCAGGAAGCGGCGCAACAGGACATCGTTAAGAACGGCGGCAAGCTCGAAGATTACGCCGACAAAATTGCGAAAGTTGCGGAGCGCGCGGCGGCTGCGGCGGCGGCGCTCGAGCGCGCTAAGATCGCCAGCGACATAGACTTCGGCCGAAAGACCGCGCTGCTCTCGCCGGAAGATGTCCAGATCGCGCAACAGCTAAAAGGGTTATACGGGAACGACGTACCCGCGGCATTGAACTCGACGTACGCCGCGCAACTCCGCGTGAACGATCAACTGAGGCAGACGCGCAGCGCGGCCGATGAATTCGTGAACTCGGCATCTAGCAGTCTGACGTCTAGCCTTGCAGACATCACGACGGGCGCGAAGAATGCCAGCGACGCCTTCAAGGATCTGAGCACGGCAGTTATTCGCTCGCTGGAGGAAATGATCATCAAGATGACGATCACGATCCCGATTGCGCGAGCGTTGCAGTCGGCGATTGGCGGTTTTCTGCCCGGTGGTGCAGGATTGGGGCCAGCATCCCCGGCATCAGGTTCATATTTTGCTGGTACGGGATTCCATTCAGGTGGCATCGTTGGATCGGAAGGAACGACGCGCTATATCCATCCGGCTTATTTTGATGATGCCCCGCGCTTTCATGCTGGCCTTATGGCGAACGAGGTTCCGGCCATCCTGACACGCGACGAGTCGGTGTTGACGCCAGGGCAGATGGCGGCAATAGGCGGCCGCTCCGCCGTCGAGGTCAATGTTAACGTCCAGAACAACAGCTCTGCCCAGGTCTCAGTAGACCAGAAGAAGAACCAATCCGGAGGCGTCGATCTCATTTTCATCGTCGAGCAAGCCGAAGCACAGATCGCAAGTAAAGTTTCCGACGGTCGCGGCGCTTTGAACTCGGCGCTGACGAATCGCTACGGATTGCGACCGCGGTTTTCGGGATAGCCCGATGTCGCTTTTAACGGACGTCCAGACTGCGGTTAATACTTTCGTTGCGAAGGTCGCGGTTCTCGTTACGCAAACCGGATATTTGCTCGGCGTCATCACGGGGCCGCCGACGGGCGCCAGCAGCATCGTCGACGTCGGGCCGCGCACCCTCAAGACGCTCGCGCGGATAGAATTGGAGATCCAGGCGGGTCAAGCGTTCAATCCGCGTGGCGTTTGGAGCGCCGTGACGACGTACGCACAGCTCGATGCGGTGTCGTCCGGTACCGTTGCTTATGTGTCGATCCAGAACGCTAATCTCAATCATGATCCCGCCTCCAGTCCGTTATTTTGGATGCAACTAATAACTGCGGATCAATCGGTGACGGTTTCGGGCTCCGCTCCTTCCTCCCCATTCAACGGCAAGCTTTGGTACGATCCGTCATTGTCGCCTTACCCCGGATTGTTCATGTGGGAAACAGATGCCGATTCCAGCCAGTGGATAGAGCTGTAATTCGATGGCTTTGGATTTCCCGATAGCGCCATCGTCAGGTGATCTCTATCGCACCTGGAAATTTGACGGCAGCCGGTGGCGCAAGCGGCCTCTCAACGCTCTCAACCTGCAACAGTTCGGCGTCGTGGGAGATGGCGCGGCGAACGATACCGCCGCCGTCACTGCTGCGTTCGCCTATGCCGCCTCGGAAAAAATCCCATTATGGGTTACGGGCGGCGGTATCTATGCGGTCGACTCGGTGCCGCTGCTCTCCAATTTACGGGTGCTGGGGGACGGGAACACTACGTTCAGATTGAAAGCTAACGCTAGTGGCAGCATGTTTGTGTGGCCCACGGGGGCGACCACATCGCGTGTAACATTTAGCCGCCTCTTGCTGGACGGCAATTTTGCCAATCAAGCCGGTGCACCGCATAACCTTATACATAGCATTTTCGTCGGCGCAGACAGCACCTCGATCGTCGCGGACTCGGTATTTGACGACCTCTATTTCTCGAACGTGGATGGGATGGCGATCGGGACTCTCAATGGAGCCGCTCCCACGACTTTCAACGACTGCGTATTTCGCGACTTGCGGGTCTTTCATCACACGCAAACGGCATTCGTCGCGATACTGAACCGTTGCACGGTGGGAAACTTTTATTCAGACAACGCTTCCAACACCAGCGTGCCATTCTCGGGGCAGGGTAATGCCTATGGCCTTGCGGTCAAAGCAAGCCGCTCGGTCATTCGCGGCATTAGGGTTGCCCTCTCGGTCACGGCGCAAACTCTGGCGGGCGGCGGCACGGCAGGCATATCCCTGGTATCGCCGTCGTCATCTGATGGCTACAACACGCTGACCGAATGCGACGTGGATTGCGGCGGGTGCACAAGCAATTTCGGCTATTCCATCGACACCGGAAAAGGCAATAAAGTCTCCAAGTGCACCGCGCATAATGGCAACTTCAACTGTGATTTCGGATTTTTTACGCAAACTGATTTGCAGGTGTCCGATATTTACAGCGAAAACTCACAAGGCGCCAATGTCGGTATCATCTGGCGAGACTGTACGCATTGCTCGCTCTCTGGCTACAAATTCAAGGGCACGACGAACGCCGAAGAGGCAATGTTCTTTCAGGGAACGATTAGCGGCATATCGATCAATAACTATTTCATCGATACGGCGTTCTCGGCCTTCCAGATTCCGCTCGGGTCCGCTGTCAAATTTACGAACGGCACAATCAAAAATTGCGTTAATGCTTTCGACGGGGCCGTATCGACCGCTGCAGATTGGGTGATCGATGGAGTGGATTTTGACGGCGGTTCAGCACCATCTCCAATTCCGTGGGATATAGATGGTGTCACCAGGATTACGATTGCAAATTTCGCCGCGCGTAATATGTCGTCCAAAGCACCGCTTACCAAAAACTGCGTCGACTTATCTCTCAGCAACATACAAGGCGTCGATTTCACTAAATTGACCCTCGGCGCGGGGAGCATTCGAGGTCTGAGAGTTAAATTTGATGGCGGTCGAATCTGCACATCTTACAATGTTCCGACTGACGGCGGGTCTGTAGGAACAAAGAATCTTGGCGTCACTCTTCCGAAGGGTGCTATCGTAACCCGGGTCTTCACGTCCCCATCGGTAACCTTTGCTAGTAGTAGCAATACCGCCAAAATCGCGTTAGGGGTGACGGGCACTCCGGCTGCGTTCCTAGCAGCAACAGTTATCACCGCTGGACCAATCACCTCGCCCGATTTGATTATAAATGGCATAGTACCGGGCGATTTCTTCTACAATGGCACCGAGCAGCAGATTACGCTGACCGTCAGCGTCCAGGCTCTAACTGCTGGCATGATGCAAATCAACATCGACTACATCATGAACGCTTTCTGAGAAATTCCGGCGTAAGCCGGATGACGCCCAATCAAATAGCGCGCTTGGGCAACGCGCATTCGGCCCGTCGTAAGGACGCGCCTCGAAACGGAGCCCATCATGGCAAAATACTCGCTATCCAATACTCAGGGCACCCCGAGTGCGCTGACCACGACATATAAGACGCAGTGGGATCTCACCGCTGTGACCGGCGCCACGACCTTGCGGCGTGCGTGGCTCTATGATTTCACGTTCGGAACCGATGGCACCCCTGCGGATAACACGGTGACCTACAAGGTCGATCGGCAGACCTCGACCGGAACGCGCACCACGGCGGTCCCGGCACCCGTGGATGCCGGCGATGCGGCGGCGCTGATTACCGCTGGCGTCGTTACCACGATCGAGCCGACCGTCACCGCTGCGACGCAGCTCCTGGAAATTGCCACTAACCAGCGTGCGACCTATCGCTGGGTCGCCGCGCCGGGCGGTGAATTGATCGTTCCCGCGGTCACCGTCACCGGTCTTGGCGGGCGCGCAAAGAGTCCGGCATACACCGGCACGACGGTCTGCATCGTTCACCTTTTTGAGTGACCGTCGCTTTCGCGGCTCCGTCGAATTTCTCGCCTGCGTGCACGTTCTCGACCTGGTCGCCTGGATTGAGACGATCAGGTTCGAGGCGTGGCCGCAGCAGAGCCGCAGCGAACTCAAGCCGGCGATGGTCACCGATCTGGCCTGGCATCGCTTCGGTGCCATGTCTGATGGTATAGTTGCCGCTCTGATGGAATTATTTCCGAGCGCCCGCGCACACTCTAGGATGCTCTCTGCGGTAATGCCGGGGCATCGCATCGAACCGCACATGGATCAGCAATCCGATGCTTGGCTCTGTCGCGTCCATTGTCCGCTCACGAGCAATGACGAATCCTCATTCGTAGTCGCTGGCAGCGGGCATGTTATGCGCGTTGGCCAAGCCTATATGGTCAACGTGCTGGTCGAGCATTCCGTGACCAACGACGGGGAAACGCCGCGCATTCATCTTATGTTCGACGTGGAGCAGACATGATCGATCCGAATCAGATCAAAAAGTGGCGTCTCGCCCATGTGGGCCTCGAAATCCCTGATGAGGCGATTGCAACGGTTGCGCCGTTCCCGAGTTTGTATGCAAACGATCTCGCCGTTTATCTAGAGGCCAAAGGACAACCTGATGAAGTCGTTCAATTGGTGCGCGATCTAAACCGCGAGGCGCTGTGGGCATATGACAACTGGAAGAAATGTCAGGACAACAGCGATCCCGAGAAGTTGTTGATGGATATGATCAACAATGCGCGGACGGGCGGAGCCGAATACGGTTTCGTCACCAAATTTCTGCGCGACTATGCCGCCGCGAACAACATCAAGGTCGGTCCCCTGGTGGATAACGCCAAGCCGGCGTGGATGGATGGATTGACGGCGATTAACAATGCAGGCGGTGCCGTTCACCCGGCTTACGGTCAGGCTGCTCCCGTCATGCCTCCGGAACCACAGTCGGCTCAATGAGCGATCAACTGGCCGGCTGGAGTTCGCGCCGGCCGGTTCTTCAGTCCTGCCGTTGCCATCCGCAGGATCGCTTCTGAGGCGAGCAGCACGTTCTTGCCCAGGCCATCCTCGGTCTTGGAGACAAAGCAGAGAATGTCGGCAAGCACTGCGGCGATGGTCGCGGTTCCTACGACCGCGGGCGTTCCCTTGATCACGGCGTGAATCTGATCGAGCAATATCGGATCGACCTTAGCGATCAGGGCCATCGCCTGCTGGCGAATTAATGCCAACGCCTCTTCTGTCGTGGTGGCCTCTTCGGTCGGATCGGCAGGCGGGATTTCGGCAAGGCGCTCTTCTGACATCGTTTCCTCCATGTTTGATGCGAGACAATCTATATGAAGTCGCAGGGCTATGCCACGCTTACTGATAGGCTGACCGGCAAGATCACCGGAGAATGCGATACACATCAATGCTGTCACAATGGCTGCATCATTCACACTCCGGCGAATAAGAAGATCGAAGAGGTTGCCGACTTCTGCCGTAACTGCATGCGATTCCACTGCCTCAAACCAGGCTGTTTCGAGTGCCTCCATTTCATGAAAAAAATAGAGGCCGAGGAAGCGTCCTATCACGCGCGGCGCTCATATGTATGAGAGCGTTCGACTATGATGTCTGCCACGGAGAATTAAGGCAATGGCTGGCGGTTATGTATTTCCTTGTTCGCTGTATTTAGGCGGGGCATCCGGCCTCCTAAGTTCTATGGTTTACATTCCTGCTACCAATACCAACCTTGCTGGGGCGCTGGAAGGCATTCAGGTCGTTGCTTCGTTGGGTAGCGATGCGCCAGCCGTTTTGCAATTCATCGCGCCAAACCCGATACCTACAGGGGTTCTCAAGCTGCGCTCTCTGTTCCAGGCGAATGCCACTTCCGGCGTCGTCAAATATACGGTCAAGGATGGGGTTGTCTCGCCGGGCAGCAATCCCGGGGCTGCCACTCTTACCACGGAGACGCAGCAGTCGATCACCTGGACTGCAGCGGATGTGTTGGTAGAAAATAAACTGATCTTGACCGCGGCGCCGAGCGCGGGACAGCTTATCCCGACATTGATCACCTTCAACGCCACCGGTTGGACGCTCGCCGCCATTCTTAGCGGCATCCATATGCTGGTATGGGAGTGATCCGATGGCCCAGCTTAACGCTTCACAAGTACAGCAAGTGGCGTCTCTTTGGGCGGTAGAAAACTTTGTTCGTCCGCAGGTGACGGCAAATTTCAGTGTGGCGGATATATCCGCGGCGGCGTCTGCGCTGGATGCGGCTTTTGATACTGCTCTGAGCGCGGCGGTTACGGCAGTGGGGGGTGCGACTACGGTCATCAACGGGTTAGCTGCTATAATTCCAGCACCGTTCAGCAGCGCGACGGTACAACAGAAGACATTGTTGTGCTGCTACGTGCTGATGAAACGTGCCGGAATTATTTAATGGCGCGACTATTCACAGTAGGGAACGGTGCCTATCAAGCGGCTGTGGGTCCGCTTACCAATTACCCATTTACAATAGCTTGTTGGGTTTATTTTACATCGTTGCCTAGCGTTACTGGATCAAATTCACATCCACTTTCAATGGATCATGCGGATTACGGAGGATTTACCAACACTGTTTCATTTGGAGTTGATGCGGCTGCAAACAATTTTCAATGTCTCGTTAGTGATAGTGTAGGCAACTTCCGTAACCCCGCAGCTCTCGGACCATTGAGTGCCAATACTTGGTACCCTATGCTGTTCGTTTGCGCTTCTTCAACAAGCAGAACACAATATATATTTTCTGGATCACTTTTATCGAGCACAGACGCGGTTTCGGCTGTTTTTGGCGGAACTCAATTTACAAATGCTCGGGTAGGAACATATGGAGGATCGGCTACTCCGACTTCCGATACCACAGGTCGGATTGCCGACGCTGCTATTTGGAGTGTCGCGCTAACCGCTCTTGAGGTACAAGCTTATTGTTCTGGAATTCGTCCTAATAGGATTAGACCTAAATCTTTAGTAGATTGGTGGCCGGTCGACGGCTTGGTAGCGACCGAACCGGATTTAAGCGGCAATAGTAAGAACGCAACGAATTCGACTGGCACTCCGGCGGCATTTGACTTCGGCCCCCCGGTAAATACGTTGACACCGCTGCGCCAGTTCGCTCTGCCTTTCAGCGATATCGCGGCCTCTATGGGCTGGTTTGCTCCGCTTGGCTTGCCAGTTCGCACACGTGTTTTACCGACGTCCGAGCATCCTGCGTTGGCGCTCGGGCTCTCGGATGCCGCGAGGGACAATCGTTGGTTTTCTGCGCTTGCTGAGCCGGTGCGGCGGCGCGGGCTGGCGCCGGGCTCAAATCCTTATCTCTCATTTGTCAAGGCCGCACCTTTTGCCGAATCGGTGTCGATCGACAAATGGCAGCAGCCGCTTTCTGAACCAAAACGCTTCCCGAAAGTCGGCACGACTTTCGAGCAGCCATATGCCTATTTTGTCAAGGCCGCTCCGTTCCCGGAGACCGTCTCCGCCGATCGCTGGCAACAGCCTCTCAGCGAGCCCGTGCGGCGCCGCGGCTATCCAACCCAAGCACAAGACGAATTATCGTTCGTCGGCTCTGACGTGGCGACAGATGCTGCGCGCTGGTTCTTCTATCCGCTTTCTGAGCCGAGTCGCCGGCGTGGATATTCAACCAGCGCGCAAGACGAGCTGTCCTTTGTCGGCTCGGATATCGCGACCGACACGCGCTGGTTTGCTCCGCTTTCCGAACCGACGCGCGCCAAGAAGCTGACGGATTTCCCGTCGCTTAGCTGGTCCTATCTTACGCCAACGGCGGGCGAAACCGTCACCGTCGATAAATACTACAACTGGCTTGCTGAGCCGGTACGGGCACGGTCCGGTCTACCGGCCTACGACCAGCAGGTGCTGGCCTTCGTCAAGGCTGATCCGTTCCCTGAAGCCATTTCGATAGACAGGTGGCTCCGACCCCTGTCGGAGCCCAAACGCTTCCCAGCGGCGCTCTCTGGGGCAGCGCAGCCCTATCTAGCGTTCGTCGAGGCCGCGCCGTTCGCCGAAGCGGTTAGCATCGACAAGTGGCTGCTACCATTGGGGGAGCCGACCCGCCGTATCCGCTTCGCCGAATACCCTCCCTGGTTCCCGGCGGCCTATTATTTCCCGGCCAATCCCGATATCACGGTCGAGAAGTGGTATGCAGCCCTGCGCGAACCGACCCGGTTGCGCCTGCTGCCCACGGGCGAGCAGCCGTTCTTTGCCTTCGTCAAGGCCGCGCCATTCGCTGAGGCGGTCTCGGTTGACCGCTGGCAACAGGCCCTAAGCGAGCCCTCCCGCCGCAAGCAGGGCGCGCAGCTCTATGTGCGATTCCCGTTCGTCGGCACGGACACGGCAACCGACGCACGATGGTTCAGTCCGCTCTCTATTCCGACCCGGCGCAAACCGACGGCGGTCCAGCCCGATGGTCTGATCTGGTCGAAGTTCACGCCGGCAGGTGAGCTTATAACTCTCGACAAATGGTTCGCAGCACTTCGCGAGCCGGTATTGCCCAGACGCGGGCTGCCAACGCGTGAACAGCCGTTTCTGAGTTTCGTCAAGGCGGCGCCATTCGCCGAGACGACTTTCATCACCAAATGGTTTCAGCCGTTGTCATTGCCGACGCGGCGGAAAGTTTCGTTCGTCCTTTATCCGGCGTTGAGTTTCGTCAAAGCCCCGCCGTTTGGAGCCGCGACGCCTCCAGTATTCTCTGGCCTGACATTCCCGCCATTTCTGCAGGCCGATTTTCTGGTTAGCGGCTACAGCAACAAACGGGACGCCGCAGCCGTGCGCTCGGCGATGGAATCGGGCTTTGACCGAGTTCGGCTGACAAACCGAAGTCCGCTGCGCATCGTCTCTGGCGTCATCGATTTTACCCAATATCAAGCCGAGTTCTTCAACGCATGGTACGACTATAGCGCTAAGAACGGTGAAATCTGGTTCCACATCGACATCCCGATCGAAAGCGTCAAGAGGACAGTTCTGGCCCGTTTTGTCGGCGAACAAGCACTGGCTCCGATATCCACCGTTGCCGATCGGTGGCGTCTGACGACACGGCTCGAAATCAACGACGCCAACTTGCTATCGCGGAGCGACTTTACGGGATTGGACGATGGCGTTTTCCCTGCTGAAGTTCTGGAAAATGCGATTCAGGTTGACAATTATTCAAACAAGCGTGCCGCGGCCGGCAATCGCACTGAGGCAAGCAACGAGGGTATCGCTAACTTCCGCGCCGGTACGCTGACGCCATTTCGCCTCTTCTCTGTTTCTTGGCAGTGGGACGATACGCAACTAGCCTATTTCAATGAGTGGCTAGAATATCGCGCGAGAAACGAGGCAGCTTTCTTTTCGATCGATGTCCCGATCGACAGTTCGCAATATCGAACGGTAAAGGCCCGCTTCTCCTCGCCGCCAGTTGTCAATGCCATCAATTTTAATCGCTGGCAGGTCGTGGCCGAATTGGAGGCGCGCGACGTCAACAGCGTTACCCCATCGCAGCTCGCCGAGCTAGAGGCGCTTTTTGCGGAGGCCACGCCGGACGAGCTCTTGGCCATGATCGGCCTGATCGAGGATTTGACATTGGATCCATTCTTCGACGCATGGGATTTTTTGGGGCCTGCTCTACTCGATGAGGGCGGCGCGTTTTTGCTGTTGGAAGATGGCACTCCCCTGGAATTGGATAGCTGATGGCCAAGATTTCCGAACTGACGCCAGCAACCATCCCGCTGATCGGCACAGAGCCTTTTCCACTCGTTCAGGGCGGCGTTACCAAGCGGGCGCCGGTCTCGGCGCTGGTGGGGCCACAGGGACCACAAGGCCCTCCGGGCAGCGGGGGGACTCCCGGCATAGTCGACGTCACCGATTTTCTCGGCGTTGGCGGCTACACCGATCTGTCTATCCAGGCGGCGATAGACTTTGCCTTCAACAACGACATCTCGCGGGTTCGCATACCATATCGACCAAGTAATGCATGGACTATCAATAATCCAATCTTTCAAGATCCACCGGGTAATCTCCGCGGTTCTTTGACGGTTGGTCAATTACTTGCCGGGCAGACTGCAACGCCGACAATTTTCGGCCCAAATATCTCGGTCGAGGCAGATCATCGCACACGCTTCACAGTGACTTTTCAAACTGCCCCCGCATGGTGGGTAGGACCTGGCAGTAATAATGATGCCTCTGGACAGCGTGTCTCCGGCGTTAACCTGACAAACAACTCGGTGTCCCTTGGTATCTTTGCCCCTCGGCTGCTGCCGTCCAATTGTGTTGGTTTTTCCATTGCGACCGGCAGCGGCGGGGCTGTCGGCACAACCTTTGTAGATTGCTCGGCAACAGCCTTTTTCTGCGGATTTCAGACTGGGACAAACAACTTTAGTGGAGCTCTGGCAGAGGGGAACAAATGGTTCTACTGCTCGACCAACGGTTGCTATCTGGGAATTCAATGGGGGAATAGTCAATCGTTGGTCAATTCGGTCTTTCACTGCAACATCGGGGCAATACGGCCGTTCAGTAGCAAGGGGCAGGATTACGTTGTTATCGGTGGCGAGCATGGGTTTGGAACCTCGAACAGTGCGGCAGTCGCGATCTCTGGTACGTCTGCACTGACCTCGTTTACCGACTTTATTGCGGGGGGCACGGGCTTCACCAATTATCGGTTCACAACCACGGTTGTGCCCGACTATCTGCCGTACTGGACGCAATGCCCCGATACTGGGTTCGTTTATGATGTTGCAACGGTTGTGTTGCCTGGGTTTGGCATTGTCCCGCTCCGTCTTGTCAGCTTCAACACCAGCACCAATGTTGCAACGTATTGGCTCTGGGAAGGCTGGGTGTGGGCGTACTATGGTCAGGACGTAGCGCTTAGCTCAACAAATTTTCAGACACAATTGCAGGCGGTTACAACATTGTATGCGTGCGAGAGGGGCATTTATTTCGAAGGACCCGGCCATTTGATCCATTGTCATTACGAGAACAATGCCTGTTGCATGGCGCTTTGGGACACGGAATTTGCGCAGCCTGGGGACAGCGATGACATGAGCGGGGGCCAAGCGATTGTCGACGAGCTTTGTATGCGAAACGCCAACCCGGCCAATCCGAGCGCCGGAACCACATCAGTGATACAAGCTTGCCAGGCATTTCCTTGGATTCGGCAGGTTGAAACAAATTTCGTTATGCGTGATACGAAGGGGGCGCAATCCATAACCTCGAACGGAAGAATTGTTATTGAAGGATATGACGGCGGCGACGACAATACAACGATACAATTAGTCGTGGACCGATCTGCGGCCCTTATGAATGCGAATCTTCGCTACGTCGGACAGAGCACCGCCGTTCCGGCGGGCGGCCCTGGCAGTACGTTCGGCGCTACAGGCTATGATCCAAGTACTGCCTCGCAAAATGCTTTCGGGAGTAAAGCATTTGGTTTTGGGGAATGGGATCGTAGTTATTGGTCTCCGAGTTCGTTTACTCCTGCCCACACCTTTTTCCCTCGCTCTAGTGGCACCGGCACAACCAAATTCATTGGCTACAAGCCAGCACCAGGAGAATGTCAACGCATAACTCTGGCCGATGTAGCTTCGATCAAAACACCCGTGCTGGGTACTGCTATGCCAATTTGCGCACGTTCGATGTGCATCGTCGAGCAGACAGGCGCTCAGACATACTCCCACGTCAAAGATAGCGCAGGCGACGGTTTTTCTTACTATGCGAATCTATCTGTAAATTGGTCCTATGTTGGGGCGACGCATCTAGTTACTATTGCTGCTGGTACTCATGCGAATTGGTTATTTAACGGCCTTGAGATCGGGTTGGACAATGGGAGTGGAGTAGTTTGGTATATAGTCACCGGGACAAATATCTATCAGACTGGTAATGGTACAATTACAGTCCATCGAGAAAGTGTCACTAATTCAATGTTGGCAGGAACTGCGGGAACAACTTACTCAGGGGCTACGATACAACAGCGCACGCCTAGTCTGCTCGGGTATGGTGCAACAGTAGCGATATGAAGTGAATCCTAACGTATGGCCACGACGACGACACATGCCTAATATCACTCTGTCCGACGCACTCGAGGAAGCCTACGCTGCGGCTGATCCGGACATCCCGATCATCCCGACGATCTCGATTTATTTCGACGGGCTGGTAGACGACGCTGACGCTCCCGCGGACGTATTCTTGTTTGATGGTGCCAACCCTACAAGGATCAACGATGACGGTTCGCGCGAGCTTGACGCGGTTTTAGAAAGCACTGCCCCTCGTCGAGCAAGCAGCTCTGTGATGTTCTCAGCCGTTCCATTTTCGATCTCAATTCCTGACACCACAACCGACCCGACGCCACGGGCGACGCTCACAGTCGACAATGTCGGGCGAGAAATGATCGATCTTCTCATTCAAGCAGCACAAGGAGGCAAGGCGATTTACATCACATATCGGGAATATCTCGTCGGATCAGAAGGCGCTGGACCGGAAAACGATCCGCCGTTGAAATTCAATCTGGTTGAAGTTTCCGCATCCGGCGTTTCGGTGTCTGGAAGGCTGATAACGCTGACTGTCGGTTCGCGTCGGTTTCCTTGGCAATCCTACTCGCCATCAAGATTTCCGACTTTGCAATATATATGACGACGCATGATGATTTGGCGATCGGCCTTATCGGTAAGCCATATCGGCGACTCGCCCGAGGTCCGGACGCTTTCGACTGTTGGGGGCTTTACGACTATGTCCTGCGAATGCAATTCGGCGTAATCGGTCTGCCTAACATTTCCTTTGATCACACAGAATCGAAAGCGTTGCGCACCCGTTTCATCCGCGCCGTCGACGCGGGTGAGGCGGAAAAGACCGACAAGCCATTCGATGGTTGCGCAACCTATATGAGCCGCGGCAGGCTCCCCGACCACATCGGCGTTTATCTGTCGCTCGATGGAGGAGGAACACTGCACGTGCTCGAGAAGACCGGCGTGATATTCACAAAGATCGGTGCCTTGCGACCACTTGGCTTGAACATCCTCGGCTTCTATCGTCCACGCGGGTTGCCATGGCCTTCGTCCACATCCTGAATAACATAACTTCCAGCCTTCCGAAGCGCGCGACCGTCGTCGAGCCTCGGTCAATATCGCTCCGCCGGCTCGCACGCAACAACGGTCTTGATCCAAAGCGTCGGCCGATCGTTTGCTCACACAACGGTCGTTGGATCAGCCAAACAAAATGGCACCGCGTCAGCGCGCGGGACGGCGACGTCGTCGTCTTTATCGTCATGCCCCAAAGCGACGGGGCACGAGTCGCGGCGACGCTTGGAATTCTAGTCTTGGCTGCGGTCGTGGCTCCGTTCCTCGCAGCGCCGATCGCCGGTCTGCTTGGCGGCGGAGCCATCATCGGCGGGGTCATTACTGCCGTCACCACCGCCGCGCTCGTGATCGGCGCCAATTATCTGTTGAACGTTTTGATACCGGTGAAGCCAGCAGGCAATCTTGGTTTGGTTGGGGTTGGCTCGAGTGCCTCGAGTGGCTCGGGCGGCGGTATCGACGCTGCTCCCCCTACATACGCCGGAAGCCTTTCGGCACAAAATAATGTCGCCCGGCTCGGCAATCCGATTCCAGCACTTTACGGCAGGCTAAGATTCGTTCCTGATCTCGCCTCGGCGCCTTGGGCGGAATGGATAGATCGCGGCCAGGTATTACACCAGGTCCTCATGTTGAGTCAGGGCGAGATTGAGACTGAAAAGATCGAGATTGGACAAACTGACTCGCTTTCCTTCGACAACGTGAACTTCACACTTTATTTGCCCGGCACAGCGGTCAATATTTTTGAACCGGAAGTTTTCACTTCAACTCAAGTCTTAGGGATTGAACTCCCAGCCCCTAACGATCCGGCGTTGGGAGGCTTCAGCGTTGACGAATGGAGCGCCACCGTCTTTTATTTCATCGGCGACGTCGTCTGGCGGGACCAAGGCGGGATCAGGACATACTACGCAGCTCTCCTAAATAATATCGGCAACGACCCGTTAACCAGCGGCACGAATTGGACCTTTGTGGTATTCTCTAGCATCACTTATGTGAAGGGGCCTTTCATCGCATGCCCGCCGGGACGGACTATCGAGCAGATCGGCGTTGATCTGAGCTTGCCGTCTGGACTATATGAGCTCAACACCGGGACCGGCGCGCTCGACTCACTCACCATCGAATGGCGATTCCTGTGTCAGGAGATCGATGACTCCGGCAATCCGCTCAGCGATTGGCAATTCTTAGATCAAGAACTTGCGGACTCGGGAGCTTCGCCTTTGGTCACGGCCGCAGAGCCGAACAGCACCTTTCTGGGCGGCACTTACAACTACACGGGCGAACGATCTAGGCCGGTGACATTTTCATTTCGGATAAATCTTCCGTTCGCGGCGCGATGGCAGATCAAAGCCAAACGCTTGGATGACAAAATACTTACCGGATCGGTCGGTCATGATCTCCACTGGGACGGATTGCGAGGCTTTCTCGAAACGGCGCGCGGCTACGGCGATTGTACCATGCTAGCTGTCACGATGTTCGCGGACCGGACCAATTCGATCAACAGCGTTTCATCGCGGCAAATCGCTGTAACAGGAACGAGATTGTTGCCGATTTGGAATGGCGTTTCCTGGTCTGCGCCGACGGCCACGCGCAATATTGCTTGGGCAGTCGCCGACATGCTCAAGAACACGACCTATGGCGGCAAACTCGACGACGTGAATTTCGACTTGGCCGGCCTGGCGGCCCTGGCCGCTATTTGGGACAGCCGGGGAGACACCTTCGATTTTTACTCGGCGCAGAATATTACCCTGTGGTCCGCGCTTGGCCTGGCGCTGCGCGCGGGTCGCACCGTTCCATATCACCAATATGGCATAGTGAGATTTCATCGCGATCAGCCGCAAACCATTCCAACGATGCTGTTCTCTTCGGAGAACATTATCAAAGGGAGTTTCGCGATGCAGTTCATCCTGCCATCGCCAGAGGACGAAACGGACTCGCTGCGACTGGACTTTCTTAATGAAGTCACTTGGATCAACGACAGCGAGACCTTCCCACAGGCGGGCGTGACCGACCCGCAAACGCCATCCGTTAATCAATTTGACGGCGTCGTCCAACCTGATCAAATCGATCGGGAGGGCCAATATCTTCTCGCGGCCGATCGCTATCGGCGCGTCCTCTTGAGCTGGGACACCGAACTCGAAGGTCTTATCGCTTCTCGCGGTGATCTGATCTTGGTTCATCACGACATGCCGCGCTGGGGCCAGTCGACCAGAGTTTACGATTACGATGCCGGCACCAAGACGGTTACGCTTTGGGGCAGATTAGATTTCAGTGCTGGCGGAATTTGGTTTGCCTATTTCAGAGATCGCCGCAGCCGCGCCTCAGCGGCCGTTCAAATTGCGAGCTATGCCCTGGCCGACGACGCGCTCATGATTACGCTGAGCGTTGCCCCAACTTATCCTGATACGACACCTTTCGACATGACCGCGACCCGTTCCGAGCCCCTGCATATCGTGGTCGGACAATCTGATCAGGTTCCGCGTCAGGCGATTTTCTTGGGAGCTGTCCCGCGCAGCGCCAAGATAGTCTCGATCACGGCGGTCCTTGAAGACTCCCGCGTTCACGTGAATTGATCATGGCAGCGCTGAAAGTATTTTCGTTTGCCATCATCACGGTGGCAAACCGCTATTGGCTCGTTGACGGCCATCCCTATGCCGTCAGGGAAGTCGCCTATGTGGCCGATGACGACCCTACCTATCTCGCCTGGGCCGCCTCGCATACCCCGCTTGTGGCCACGTCCGCCGATCTGAGGGCCGCCCTTCTGGCGGCCTCATTGCCGCCATTCCGCGCGGTGAGTGCCCTCCAGGCCCGCCGAGCGCTCCGTGCAGCCGGCCTCTTCGATCAGGTGTCGGCCGCAGTGACCGCATCCACCGATCTCGATCTCAAAGACAGTTGGGAATACGCCACGGAATGGCGTCGAGACGCTGCTTGGATTGCCACAGTCGGCGCACAGCTAAATTTGACCGACGTACAAATTGACGCGCTCTTTGTGACGGCGGCCACTCTTTAGCTTTCAGTTCCATAGCAACGGAGTGAGGTAATGCGAACAGTCGCCATCGCAAGTGCATTCTTCTGTCTCTTGTTTGGAACCGCGAGCGCCGAAGCATCGCATCGGCATAGGAGCGGATATCATCATGGACACCACTTCGGCCGGTATCTCGCCCATCGTCATCGGCGTCATCTTAATCGGCGCTGGGCTCATCATCTTAAACATTTCGCTCGCCATCGCGCTCAGACGGAAAGTCGTTCGCATTCGCACGAGTGCGACGAGCGGCCGTGCGGGCGGGACACCATATGGCGAGCGCGTCACCCACGCAGGTTTGCGGAAGGCTTGCCTGGACCATGCCACAAGGCCGCAGCCATGGGAGGTCCTTGCGGATGCTGGACAGAATACAACACACGAGGTTTCCTCGACCACGTCCGTGAAGGGATCAATTGGTGGCTTGCAGCTGACTGGTTGGGTTTCAGAGACAGCATTCCAGTCTTGGGAACGGCAGCGGCATACAGGAACCGATCGCACGTGGCTCCGGTCCTGCAAGCAAACAATGACGGAACCGTGACGGTTCGCGACTATTGGGGCGTCCACAAAGTAAGCCTCGCGATGGTCAAGATCGTCGATCCGCATCCGTACATTCGCGCGGGCTGGCGCGTCGCTGAGGCGTGGCCTTTGTGATCTCCCGCTGGTTCTGCCCGCGCCATGCCGACGTGATGCTGGTGTTTGGTCCGGGAGGACGTGGCGGAAAAGCGGTGCCACCGTTTTGTCCGCGCTGCTGTTACGAACGTTTCCTCCTATCGAGTGAACGTCATGGCCCGCCACTTTGGCATCCTGAAAAACGCTGCCGTGAGGCAGCGGGAGTGGCACAATCCCGAGGCGCCGATGGATGACGCTGACGACCGTTGGCGCGAGCCGCCGAACGATCAATCGCCCTGGTGGTGGCTGATAGTCATCGTGCTCGTCTGCGCAATCATGACCGGCCTGATCATGGCTTTCACTTGGGGCGCGTCGGCGCACGACCACAAGCGGCCCGATCTCGACCATTGGTTCGACGCCCTGCAAAGCAGCGGCGGCTATCCTTGCTGCTCCTACGCCGACGGCTCGATGGTCGCAGACGTTGATTGGGACACGTCGGTGGTGAACGGGGAAGACCGCTACCGCGTGAGGATCGACGGCAATTGGATCGTGGTCAGCCCGCAGGAAGTTGTCACGGCGCCAAATAGACACGGCGCAGCCATCGCCTGGATCTACAAAGACAGCGTGGGGATGCCGAATGTCCGCTGCTTTATGCCGGGCGCGGGAGGATAAATGAGATATTCTCAAATGTGGCCGCTCTATAAAAAATACTGGGACGCGATGGCGATCAAGCCAAATCGCCTCCACGAGTTCGACGGCTATGCCGCACAGTTGTTTGCGCATAAGGCGATCTACGTCGCGATTGAAAGCAAAACGGGCGTGCCGTGGCAGCTAACGGCTGTTCTGCATCTGCGCGAGAGCAACGCAAATTTCGGGACCTATCTCGGCAACGGGCAGACGCTTAAGCGCAAGACAACGATCGTGCCGAAGAATCGCGGCCCGTTCTTAGGACCAAACGCATTTGTTGATGGCGCGATCGACGCGCTGAGGATGGACGGCCTGAGCGCAGTCAAAGATTTGACCGTGCTGGAAAAACAACTCTTCTACTGCGAGCAATTCAATGGCTGGGGATCAGCAAATAAAGGCATTCCCTCTAGCTACATCTTTGGCGGAACAAACATCCAACGTCCCGGAAAATGGGTAGCCGACCATGTGTGGAATGGCAGCGTGTGGGATACACAGCCCGGCTGCGCGCCGATCCTCGCGCGGCTCGCCGAATTGGACCACTCAATCCGTTGGGTGCGGGAGTCGTGAGCATCGATGACCCCATCGCCTACATCCGTGACCGGCTCGCCGAAGGCTACGCCTACGTGATCTTGCCGAACGAGCTTGCCGAGCGCGTCGTTGCTCGGGAAACCGAACTCGAACTCGACGCCGAAATGCTTCGGGCCGAGATCGAGACGCTGCAGCGAATGCGCCATGCGGGACTGAGAGACACAACCAAATGATCAGGCCCGTCATCATTCGCACCATGTCCGGCATGTTTGGGCCGGTCACCGATCCGGGCGCATACTCATTCACGGAGGAGATCAGGAAGGCGATCCCGGGCGTCGATCTTGGGCGCTCGCCATACAGGGATTTTGAAGTTCAGGAATGCGCCAACGATCTGATCCATGCGCCAGCGAACGCGATCCGCATGGTCGTCGGCACGTCGCTTGGCGCTTGCAATTGCACGGTTGCCGCGACGTATGCCAAGGCGGTAATCATCCACGGGATTTTCGGATTCCAGGCATCGAGCGCTGGCGCGGACTGGCCGATCCCGTCGAACGTCCTCTTCGCCCACGAATTCTACAACCCGGCCTGGCCTTTCGGCACCATTATGACCGGCGTTCTGGGAACATTGGCGTGGCACAAGGCGAAGGGCAACGCTCGCACGACTCTGATTTTGTCGACTCAGTATGCCTTTCACCCCGGCGAGACGCCGAGGGCTCGAGCGGCGTTCCTCGCCGAGATCAAGCGGATCGTCGCCAAGCCAGGCGATGATTTAGTCGCATGAAACTCTTCGCATTCTGGCCGGTCCTAATCCTGCTCAGCGTCCCAAGCATGACGCTGCTTTATTGGGAAATCGGAACGCCGGAGTACGCCGACCAGGGAGAATGCGAGGCCCGGCTGGCGGCGCTCGAGGAAAAAGCGAGCGCCGACAACGATTTCCGCGTCGTGGCGGGGGAGTTCAACGGCGGAGTGCCGCCGGCCATGTCGTTCTCGCGCGAATGCATCAACAAGAATCCGATCGACTACGCGCACGAGATAGCGCACGGGCTGCGGCCTGACATCAGGAGTTGAGCATGTATTACGAATGGGCGATCGTTCTTTTCACCGTCTGGCACGTTCAGACTGGCACGTTGGAAAAGACATATCCTGATCAAGTCAAATGCGAGTTCGCGCGCAAAAGATTAGGTTATGACCAAATATCTCCGTTCGGCGTTCACGGCGAATGCCAGATGGTCGCCGTGCCGGCGCCGCTCGTGCCGCCAGCGGTCGCGCCTAAGTGACGCCGTGCCCCTCGACTGTCCGCCAGCAATCCATTTGCCGGTGCCGGGGAAACGCTTCTGCGTTTACCGTGGCGAGCGTTGGGGATGGTGGGCGCACATCGAGGGCTACGCCTATCCGTTCGGAGGGTGGCGCATGGATCGCGGCCCCTATCCGTTCCGGTGGATGGCTGAGCTGGAATTCCCGATTGAGCGATGGACAAAGGACGGCCCGCGCCGATGAATGCCATGGATAACACCGTCAGCCCCAACGCTGAACAGATAAAGAGCGCGATCAGATGGGCGGCGGCTACCTTCGGCGGCGCAATCGCTGGATTTGTCGCCGGCAAGGGTTGGGCTACCTCTGATCAGGTCATCGCGGTCGTGACCAGCGATGAGTTTATTCAGGGTGCGGGCGCCATGATCAGTTTAGTCTTCGGGATCTGGGGTTGGTTCGTTCACCGACAACGGAACGCCGTCAAGGTTGCGAGCGAAGTGCCTCACGTCGCGGGCGTCATTACCGCAGACACGCCGGAAGGCAAGGAACTCGCAGCGGCCATTCCCGGCCCCGCAGTGGTAGTGGCTGGAACCGCGGCCGCGAAGGCTGTCGCAAGCAACAAATAATCCGCCAACTCTCAACATAATCTGAAAGGAACGTACCATGCCCATCTTTGCTCTCCTCGCCTCGTTCGTCCCTGCGTTAGTCCAACTCATCCCGCAGATCGTCTCGGCGTGGACTCGTTCATCCGGGAACGGTATTGCCAAGGTCGCCGCCGTCGTCACCGGCACGCCAGTTGCCCAGGTATTGGCCGATGCGGGCGCAGCGCTATTTCCAAAACTGGATCCCGTGCTTCACGCTGCTGCAGCCGCGCTCGTGCATGCGCATCCAGATAACACGGCCTATGTCCAGGAGACGTTGAATTTCATCGACGCGACGGGATATATCAAGCTCGACGCGCCGCTCAAGGTAGACGGCTCATGGGGGCCGAAGACGAAAGCGGCTGTGCAAGTATTGCAGGCAAAGCTCGGCGTGCCGTCGACCGGGTTTTTCGTTGATGCCGAGTATTCCGCGCTCAGTGTGCTGGTGTCGAAATTCTCAGGCGCGAACATCAACGCCGCGCTGGCCGCGATCGTGCCTCCTGGCGCAGCGGCGGCGACGGCGGCTGCTGCGGCGCCCGCATCGGCGGCTGCTCCAGCGAAGCCATAGGACTGCTCACCGGGAGGCTGTGACATGACGAACGCTGAAATCGACGCAGGCGCCGCCGCGCTTGAGGCTTACGCCGAGGGACAGAGCTGGAAAGCCCATCTTGCTCCGAGGGGGACTTGGCATGAGGGTTCGATCGACATCATCCGAGCCGCTGACGGTGGCATCGATCAAACGCCGGTTGGGCGGCTTAAGGCCGCGGTAGCTGGCCTGCACGCCGCGCTCAAAGCCGTCGGTCACGAAGAAGAGATGACCGCCCAGCAGTACCACGACGCAACGGCCGTGGTCCTCGCTGCGGTGCACAAGCTGCGGCAGCCCGCATAACGAGGAGAGCGGGCGGAGGGGCAATGCGCAATTTATTGGTTTTGATCTTTCTCATCCTCGCTGTGCCGACGTGGGCGCAGTCGGCGCCCGACAATCCTTCATTGGGGGTCAGCTCGGGCGGGCAAATGGTGACCGGTGCGTTGCCATTCGACCCATCGAAGAATGTCCTGCAGCTCGTGGAAGCCGCCATCAAGCGCCAGGACGATCTGCGTGCTGCGTTGCAAGAAAGCACAGACGCAAGGTTGAAGCTCGTTGCTGAACTTAGTGCACTTCGGTCGCAGCATGATCGGGAATTGCTTCAGGCCAACACGGAGCGGTTGGAGGCTGAGGCACGACTCCGTGCAGAGTTCGATAAATTGATCCGAGACACGGAGAAGGCGCGCGTTGACGCTATCAGGCAGGTGGACAAGGCGGCAGTCGATCAGACTAGCTCGGCAGCCATCCAGACAGCGGCCGGTCTTGCAAAGACAGTGACCGAGTCGGCGGCTGTTCTTTCGACTCAAAACACGACCACTGCGGATGCGCTCAGAAGCTTGGTTGCCTCGACGGCGACCGAGACCAATCGCAACATTCAGAATCAGTTCACTACGCTCGGGCAAACCGTCACTGCTATCGGAACGCGCGTTCAGTCTCTTGAACAGGGCAGTGCGCAGGGCGTCGGCGAGCGCAAGTTCAGCGATCCGGCAGTGGCTGCCATTGCGGAGCAGGTGAGGGTGCTTGTGAGACAACAGGCCGACAGCGCGGGGGTTGGTGCAGGCAGCAGCGCCACATGGGCCATCATGATCGCGATAGGAGGGCTCGCGCTCTTAGCCATTGGCGTAATCTTCACCTTCATCAGCCTTAGTCGGAAGGTGAAGCAAAATGGCGTGCCGCAAGGCGGATAATTCGGCGGCTAGTCCGCCAACGAGGTCGCAGCGAGAGCTGTGACAATCCGACGTCCTCCTTGGACGTTTCCTCCCTGACTAGGCCGCGCTGTCCGGTTCGCCGGATGGTGCGGCCTTTTTTTGCGTCTGGTTCACGCCAGTCCGATCAAACAGAACGCCGCCTATGCCTGCTTTCCTTTTTTCGTGCAGAGCGATGATAGCCCTCAGCCGCTCTATCTCGGTCTCCATTTCCACTACTCCAAGAACATTCCAGCGTCCGCACTCGCGCCGCAGTCGCTCGATCTCGTCGGCGGCATCTAGGCATATTTCTGTCGGCCCGACTTCAGAATGAATTTCTGTGTTTTCCGCGTATGCGCGCAGCCGCTTCACGATATCGCTCATCCTATCCTTCCCGGCACTCGACTGATGTTGCTTCCGCGGTTCCTTGTAGTTGGTTAAGTGAGCGGATATTTTAGTGCGCCGCTCCGCACCGGACGTGTGACTTCCGTCACATGCCTTCCCTTCCGGGAGGGGGTGAACTTTCCAGCCTATGATCAACCGCCAATAGGCCAAGAGCCGTTGATATTGCCATTGCAACTGCCACATCATAACCTATCCTCCCAGCGCTACTATTAGGTCGACGACAAGCCAGATGATAAGCAAGACGGCGATTGCTCCGGCAATGAACCATTCGCCCATCCTATCCTCGCTTTGGCTTGCGCCGTTTTCTTTTCTTCACATTGGGAATTATCGAAACCCTGATGTGCCGCAGATCGCCGCGAAGCTGTTCGCGATACCAGGCCACTTCATAAATGTTCGGAGGGACATCCTCGCTTATCGCGGCCCATGCTCTTGTGGGAACAGTTCTGTAAGCTGGTGCTGCGTGCTTCATCCTATCCTCACTTTGCTCCCGGCCCGCCTCGACGGCTTACGGGGTGTCTATTGGCGTGCCGAACCGCGATCGAGGACGGAACGACCCAGGAGACACCCACCGGAACTCTGTTGGTCATTGTGGCCAGTCCATCAATTTGTACTTAAAAAATTCTCCTATCTGCCTAGCAACATCACAGTGAGCTTTATCGCGCCCATAAGTGGTGACGTACTCGCCTCCATTTTTGCCGATCTTGCGCGCGATGATTACAACTTGGTCGTAGCCGAACCTCTCGGCAATGTCGCGCCCGGTAACGATCGGTATTGGCTTCATCGTTCATTGCTCCTCGGCCCGATTAGGATACTCACAGAGCCACAAGCCTTTGATTTTGGCTTAGTCGCGCTTCTCTTCGAGAAAGTGGGGGGCGAAGAAATCATTTTATCATTCAACGTCTTACCAAAAATCACGACACGTCACTCCCTCCCATTTTCTGTTTTGGAATAACGGGGCGTTCGGTAGATGTTCCCGCGAAGTCGGTGCAAATCGGCAATAGTAAATTGTGCCTTCTCGTTCGAGCAATGTTCGATGTGAAGCGGGAAACTATCTGCCGGCGCTTCATCCCAACAATCAAAATCGGCCGCAGCCCTGACAAATGGCTCTAGCGCAGCCCGCAGCCTCTCGATCTCGGCCTTGATTGATCGGTAAAAATCTCTGCTCTTTGGTGTCTGAGCACGAGCAGCTTTTTCCTCTAACTGTTCCACGATGTCGCTCATCCCGTTTCCTTCCCCCTAGCTCTGGCAAGTTCCCGCATGATTTCATCGGCTACATCATGGGCTGTTTCGACAAGACGGCAGTCACGACCGACGAGATGCTCGAAGATCAGCGCACGAACGGTCGGTGCCGTCATTCTCCCGATATGTTCGATCGCTTCCCACTGCCGCTTAATCTCGGCACATGCATGTTCGTAGTCATTCGGCATGTCATTCCACGTGCTCATCCCGTGTCCTTCTTGCCTGCCGGCTTCATGAGGGCGGCACGAACCTTCATGCGCGCCTGCTTCGACGCCCTGCGTTTCGTCTTGGTTAGATCGCTGCGGGTTGAACTCCATCGCTTCGTCATGTTCACCCCGTTTCCTTCTTGCTTGTCGGCTTCGGGTTCCGATCCAGATAGTGGACCGCGGCCATCGCCGACTCCCGCTGGCTCGCAAACCGGCAGTACCGCTCGACCATGGGCACGCTCAGCCCAACCATGTCGGAGATCAGCGTCGGCGGGCAGCCGGCACGGCGCAGCCGCACGATAGCGGTCGCGCGGAGCCCATGGAGCACCAGGCCGGCGCAGAGCCCGAGCTTCGGATTGCGGTCGCGCTCTCCCGTCCATGCCTCATGGGCGGCCTTCCGGTGCGCCCAGGGCTGCCCGTAGCGCGTCAGCAGGATCATGCCCGGCCGCCGCTCCCAGCTCGCCATAGCCGCCTGTAGGGCCTCCGTAAGCGGTATCCAGAGCACCCGGCCGGTTTTCTGCGTGGTGACATTTATCCCGAGCCGGCCGTCGACCCGCTCGATGTCGGACCAGCGCATGCGGACGAGGTCCGATCCCCGCTGTCCGGTATTTGCGGCGAGCGTGACGAGGCGGCTGATCTCGGGCCGCGCGTAGGCTTCGGCGCAGGCGACCTGGGCCTCGGTCCAGGGCCTGTGACCGTCGCCGCCGCCGACTACCTCGGTGCCCGTGGTGATAGGGAACGGTAGGAGATCCCGGACCAGCGCCCACTTCTCCACGGCCTTGATCGCCACCTTTGCGCGCTGTTGGGCGCCGGGACGGTCGGCAAAGGCGTCAAGGTAGTGCTGCACCAGCGCCGGCCGGATCACGCCGACGGGCAGAGCTCCAAGTACGTTGGGATGTTCGGCAACCTTGAGATACTGCCGATAGCCGACTTGCGTGCTGCGTTCGAGCGCCTGGAACTTCGGGCTCGCGTAGTAGAGCCGAATGACCGCCGCGAAGGTGTTGGACTCGATCCGCTTCATGGCGTTATCCGCGGCAATTTCGGCATGAGTTCATTGTCATCAATTGACCCACAGGCAAAATCATTTTCGTCTAGTGGCACGCATGCTTGATCAGCACAGCCGTAATCCTCGCAGAATGCCCGGATGCAAGGTTGTTTCGATAAAGGACAGATGAACGGCGGTTCGCAATAGTCGTCGTCGTCCATCTTATCCCCCTCCCCGCGAAACCCGCTTTGCCGCCTCACGAATGCCCCCCTCGGTTACAGCGGGGACATTTTTGACAAAATCGTCCCGGCTGGCCGCTATTGTGGCCTCGACTTCGGACCATTTCCATAGCCGTTTGCCGCCCAGGTGATAGGGCTGCGGGAACTTGCCCTGCCGGACCAGCCCCTCGATCGTGCTCTCGCCGGCGCAGAGTTCGCGCGCGAGAGTCGCCAGATCGGCGTATTTCGGGGCGTCGGTCATGGCTCCTTTGGCCGCGCGTCTATTTGCGTGCCCTTCCGCGACATAGAAATTTTAGGGCATTGCGCCCCGCGCGGAACGATCAGAAATGCTTGGTTTGAAGCGTAAAGCCGAAACCCCTCGCAGGAAGAATCGTCAGGCTTCATTGTCGTGCGGTTGGCCTCTTTGCCGCCTATCAGCTCGACCACGTCAAAGTCGGCGTCGAGATCCGTTTCGCTGTCATTGTAGATCGTGATTCTTGGCATTGCGATTTCAATCAAGTTCTCTGGTGAATTCCTCAAAAGCGTAGGTCCGAGCCGTCGACGCGATGCACTTCACATCGCCGACAGCGATGTCCTGCATCGGTTCAAACTGCAATAGAAACTCGATGAACCGCTTTTCCAAGATCAAGGCGGCTCTCTGCTTTTGCTCCACCGTCATCATGTCGCCGCCTCCTCCTTCGGAAATAGCTTCTCCAAATCCGGCTTCATGAGCCGTAGCTCTGCCTGCTCGGCGCGCGAGCGGCTCTTGTAGAAAGCGTCGAAGATCTCGCGCCCGCGCGTGGCGGCTTCTTGCGCCATGGCCTCGAGCGAGAGGACCGCCCCTGCCTCTGGGGTTGCCGGGGGCGGCGAGGCAGGGGCGGCATCCGCCGGCTCCGAAGGTTCGGCGGCGGATTTCAGTGGTGCAACGAATTTACGCACGTCAACGGGTGCCAGGTCGCTAACGGTCGGAGATCGCGGTCCTTGATCGCCTTTCGCCCAGGTGGCGAGCGCGCGGCCGATGTCTTCGTCGAGCGGCTTATTGGCAGCGAAGATTTCCCGGAATTGCACCGGCGATTTTATCATCTGGCGCTCGCCCATATTTTCCGACTGCCAAGTCGGCACGCCGCCAGAGTTCGGTAGCAGCAGGCAGTTCACCGTCTGCTCGAACAGAAACTCCTCGCCCGCAATCGGCATAAAGCCCATGGGGACGATCTCCGTCTTACCGTTGATCTTGAGCGGTTTCACGGTGTTCTTGGCGCGGAAGCAAAAAATGAAATTCGCGTTGAGCTGCAGGATCCCGTTAATCAGCCGGCGACGCGCCGCCTTCGGCCTCTGCCAGCTCAGCATTTTGACGCGTTCGCGCTTCGCCCAATCGCTGCCGGCGATGCGATCCAGTTCCTTTTCTGCGAAGTCGATCATGCCGCCGGGCGATTCATGTTCGTGGGACATTGAGTCCACGATGATCACTCCAGCACCCGCTTTGACGCACTGTTCAAGCGCCGCGAGATAATCGAGCGAACTGAATGGCGCGTCGAACTGGACGTGCTTGAATTTGAAGCGATCGGCATAATGAAGCATCCGGCGCGCTTCGGTGTCGATCCCATAGATGTCGCCGCCTGCAAGAGTCTGAATGCCTGTGGCAAGCCGAAGCGCGGAGAACGTCTTGCCGCTGCCACTCGGACCCATGAGTCCTACAAGCAACGGCACGCGCTCGCGAACGGCCGGCTTAACCTGGAAATTGCGAACTGCTTCGTTCATCATCTTCTTCACCCATTCGATGCAGTGTTGCCTTGACAATTCTGGCAAATATCGGCTCAGCGAGAAGTTCCTTGGCGATATTTAGGAAATTACGTTCAAATCTTTTCTCTTTTTCTATGTCCTCACTTCTCGAAATTGAGCGCACACGTTCATTTAGCTTCCCAAATTCGAGCTGTATTTGTTGCATTTCTTTACCAAGCAGTGATCTCTGACGCTGCCACTTTGCGACTCCGTTCCAGTCGCCACGTCTCTGGCTTGCGGTTATGGATTCCCGCAAATGACGCATCCCCGATTCTATATCTCGCAATCTTTGCGTAAGCTGCGTTCGCTTTTCCGCGGCGGCGCGGCCGGAGAATGCCTGATCGTCAATTCCCTCGTTCTTTGTCGTCTCAGCTCTGGCTGCATGCTGAAGATTTTGCGATGCGTGCTTATACATTCATCCGGCCTCCAGAGCATTGACCGGCGGTCGCTCGGCATACTCGGCCTCGCGCTCAAGCCACCGCGTCTCCGTCCAGCCGCGCGGGCGGGATAACACGACCTCGGGCGGATAAGCCGGCCAGATATTTGACGCCATGCAGCGCCGCCAGATGTCGACCGCCATGTCGAGCTTCTTGCGGCCGAGCGTCATGTCGGATTCGCTCATCTCTACGATGTTCAGCGCATACGGCGGATAGTCCTCCTGGGCCACAAAATAAAACACGCGTCTGCCAGCGTTGTTCGGGTCGAGGACGTCGAGTCCGCGCTCGTGCATTGCAGCCTGGATGTCCCAACCGAGTTCGCCGGGGCGTTCTTCAACTGCACGCGGAGCGCATGACAACGCAGTTGTCTTATAATCATGATAGGTCGGAGACATGCCCATCCAATCTATCAACGACCGGAACCATGTCTGATCCTCCTGCCACGTGATCATAACTTCACCCCTGCCATCAGAAAAAGCCGACTCATGTCCGCGGGCATCGAGCTGCTTCCGTGCAGCGACCACCATATCCGCAGCGCGGTCGAACTGTTTGCGGAGCACGACAAGCTTGCCGGCCTTGGCGCCCTCCTCGCGCGCTTCCTTCGCGGCTTTGCCGCGCCAATCATCAAAGTCAATTACGCTGATTTCTTTCCCGCGGCCGATAAGCAGCGAGTGAGCAACATTGCCGATATCGTATTTGGTAGAATCATCCGGCTCGAAATCGGGGTTAAGCCGAGGATGACATTGCCAAGCATGAGCAGGCGCACGCTTCTCGTCGGCCAAAATCTTGGCGATCGATTGAGTGAGCGACGGCACCGGACACGGGTCAGCAAAATAGCCGGCGACGGGGACGTCGAAGTAAATGCCGGGCTTGTTCATTCTGCCTCCTCATAGAGCCGTGGAATCACACGACCGTCGGCACCGGTCCGAGGAGCTGGTTCGGACTCCCACCATTCAGGAAGCGAATAACCACATTGCTTGCAGACACCCCTCCGGAGTTTCGTCCCATCACGAGGGCAGTTCTCCCAATTCCGCTTGTCAGGCTTTTTCCGACGGGGAGTCATAGCCGCTCACTCTGCTTCTTCGTCGAGCGTTCGCCGAGAATATACTCCACATCTACAACGTCGCCGTCTTTCAGCTCGGCCCAATGCTCGGCGATATACTTATGAGCATTTCTCTTTGTTCGTGTGTCGCGCTTCCAGTCATACGGATCGTAAGCGACGCCGCGGCATTGAGCGTTAATGAGGATTATGCACCTCTCGCCATTGTTACCCAGATAGCCGTCGCGCCGAAGCAAATAGCGCTGAGCCTCGTTCTCTGGAACCGGGCGGATGAATATCACCGGAACGAACGTATTTGCGTCACGGATCTCTAAGCACTTAACTTCCATTGTCTCGCTCCGTCTCCAAGGCAGTTTCTTGAGCGGGCTGGATTCGCTCTGAGCGGAGTTCGCCCACCGCCTTGAATGCTGCTCGAATGGCTTTGCCGATATTGGGACCATAGTGCCAGTGCGGAACAGAATGTAGGGCCTTGATCGCGGCCTTTAATTCTTCGTCCGTCAACTCCATGTTTTCCTCCTCACCGTATCGGCGTGGCGACGACGCTCACGAAAATCAGCGCGGCGATTAACAGGGCGGCGAAGGCGATGGTTGCACTCATGGGCGCGCCTCTATGCTGCGCTTAAGTCTTTCCTTCATGTTTTGCTCAGTCATTTCGTTTGCTTCAACCTCATATCCGTGCGCGATCAGCCACATCCGCAGACCGGCCCGCAAGATTGCTTGCATGGTCATGCGATTGTCGAATGCGGCCTTGCGCAATGTTTCATGCACGGACTTCTTGAGCAAAAAAACGATCTCGTGCATCCGCTCTCTGTCTCGGCGATCCAGGGTTATTCCGACTTCTTCCAGCGCGGCATCGCGAGCCGCCACCAGTTGAGTCGCGTCCGCCTGTCGTTCCGCCTGCTGTTTCTCGGTCAGCCTTTGCCGCTCGGCCTGTTGTTGTTCTTCTTCTTTGCGTTTCAGCCTATATTTTTCGTCAGATGCGGCCTCTCTCCGCAATTGGGCTTTACCCTCGGGGGACGCCTCCCATTCCTTCCTTTTGACGTACTCAAAACGATTCACCATGTTCTCGATGCTGCCGGTGTCTTGGACATGCTTATCAAAGAACTCGCGAGGCACCTTCATAAGCTTGAGCGCCTGCCGAATTGCAGTTTCATTGAGATCGTCAAGGCCGGAGCCGCCGTTGAATGCGGCGCGAATTTTGCGGATATGGTCGGCGGTCGTTTCGCACCCTGAATTGTCGACCGTCGAAACTATCTCGCCGATCCGCCTCCACGCCCTGAGTTTTATTTCTAGAAACTGCCTAACAGACCCGTCATCTTTGATTTGTTTGTAGTATGCAGCTATGGCGCCAGCTTGCGAGGCGATTTGCAGGCAATCGTCCACGGCATAGCATTCAGCGATTGCCGTTTGCATCCGGTCATAAAGCGCAAGCGGCGCGGGCGCGTTTATAGCGACAAGATCTTGTTTCATTTGATTAATCCTTTTCGGCGCATCAGTTCTTAACTCAATTGGCATCGCTGCCACGTTTGATCGCACGTCAAATAATTCCAATGCTCGTGCGGGACTTCGGCTTGCGGACGCGGCGCTGCGATGAGCCAGATGAGCGCTGCGGCGAGCGTTATCTGGATGGCGCGGGCGATCATGGTTTGCTCCTCGGCCGCACGACCTCGGCGACCTCCTCCATCGTCGGAGCGCGACCGGACGCGATGGCCTCGGCGATGATGGCGAGCGCCGCGGATCGGACGTTCGTGCCGAGCAGTCCGGCGTGCTTCAATGCGCAATGCGCGACCGCGAGCGCGGCATTCTGTTCCGCGATGATCCGATTGGCACCGGCGAGGCGCGCCTCGTAATCGGCGCGGTCCCGGCTCGCAAGCTTCTCCACGACGCGCCCTGCGGGAATGGCGATAGGCTCGAACGACATCGGCGGCTCCCTCATTGTTCACGCGGCGGTTGAGTGGTAAGGTCCGCTCCCTTGTCGGGGAGGGCATCATGCGGAAATGGCTCGGAGTGACCGCGCTGACGGTCGCGATCGCGGCGTGCGCTCAGCAAACGAAAACCACATGGCTTCGGCTGGACGGCCAGTCGGTGAAGGAAAATCCCGGATTCGCCCAGAAATTCGAGATCGATAAACTCGCGTGCTTCGGCGAGACCCAGAAAGCGAACCTTTCCGGCTCGACCTATTGCCGGGGCATCGCGGACTGCGCGATCACAGGCGCCGAGCGCGAGAACGCCATGGGTGCCGTGGGTCGCGGCTGCATGGCCGAAAGGGGTTATGTCTCGGTGCCGGAAGACCAGGCCGCCGCCCGCGCCGCCGAGTTCAGGGCGCAACAGGCGAACGCCACGGCAGTTCCGACTAAACCGAAGCGCTGAATTTCCGGGACAAATGTGTCGGCCTTCCACCGACTGGGCGGACTTCATCGCAAGCGACCTATCCGCTCTAATGGCCAGATCGTAACCCAGCCAAACTGACTCCGATCTCTCGCCGCGACTAAACATGGACGCTCCCGTGGATGACGGGAGCAGCATTACTCCAAAAAATGTGGAATAGTCAACCATTAATTCCAAGAAAATTGGAAGTTGTAATAATTCGTGAAAAGACGGCAACGCAAGCGGAACGGATAGTGGCGAGCAACTATTTTAGAAAAATCAACAGTGAGGGGGAAATCAATGCTGAATCAACAGCTTGCGCGTGAGGCGCTCCATATAGCTACGCTGCTGCCGGACGACAGGCGTGACGCAGAGGCTGTTTTATCTAACGTAAACAACCTTTTCCGCTGGGCGCAGGGGGAGAAAGAAGGAGGACGACAAGTGCTTGTCGAGATGCACCGCTCGCTGCCGCCTCTGGTGCGACCCGAAGCTTCGAGCGTGCCCGTCCCGGCAGCCACCACAGCTTGCCTGGTCATGTTCCTAATCGGCTGGATGATCGAGAGTCCGCTCCAAGCGGGACTCAAACACATCGAGCCCGCCATCTGCACGGGATGGGTGCACGCCGGCCTCTAGCTCCGAAAACGGTGCCGTTTGCCGGCCTTATACGGCTCGCTGGTTGGCTTTCGAACTGCGTCTGGCGGTACGCCGAACCCGTCCGTGAGCCACCTGGGATCCACTCCAAAACGCCGCCAGATTTTAATCACCTGATCGAACGGGATCGGTTTTCCGCTTTCCCAGTTTTGATACTGCGTATATCCGACCTCGAGTTCAACGGCCATTTCGCCCATGCTGAGGCCGATGCCCTCCCTGAACTGGCGCAGGCGCTTCCCCAAAGCCCGATAGTCGACGATGCGGCTTTTCTCCATCGAAGAAAGGGTAGTCCAAATTTTGTGGGTTCCCGATTGCATGGATTTGGAAGTTGACAATTCCAAAATTCGTGGATTATATACTGAGCATGGAGCTAAGGACCGCACGCGAAGTGTTCGAGGCGCTCGGCGGGATCAGCGCCGTCGCTGAGATCACGGGGAGCCGCTACACGGCGGCGCAAAACTGGATCAGCCGCGATCAGTTCCCCGCCAATACCTTCCTTTCCCTGACGCAGGCGCTTGAGCGCAAAAATCTTTCTGCGTCGGTGCATCTTTGGAAAATGAAGCCGTCCCATCGCGAGGCGGCCGAATGACGACTTCCCCATCCGCTGCCCCCGACACCTGCAGCGGCGAGGCTGTCCCGTCGTCCCAGCCCCCCAGCTCACGCGGGGCAGCCTCAACTCTTTCTGTCTCTGTCTGAGGACTATCGGGGCGTTCACGCGCCCCAACGTCGAACCGCGCGCTGCTTTCTAAGACTCCCTTGTTCCGAGCACGAACTTGGCACGATGGAGTTTGCAAGTGGGCAAGAAATTCTGGGCAGACGAAATGTCGAGCGTGGACGTCGTCGATCAAGCGGCCCGCTGGTCTCGCGATCTGGCGCAAATGCGTTCCCGCGGCCCCGGCGATCTTGAAAACGCAATGCGTTCAATCGAGCGCGAGTACGGCGTCGACTACTGGACTCAATGGAATCTTCGATACCGGCGTAGTCGCCTTCGCGACATCGGTCACACCGTGTTCCTGAAATTGTGCGCCGCCTATCAGGCAGAATGCGCGCGACAAGAGCGGCGTCTAAGCCATGAACGTGAAATCGCGAGACGGATCGCCGGGCCTGATCACGCTGCTGTTCGCGAGGCTGAAGCTTTGGTGGGGAGTGCGCCGAGAACGAGTAATGTTCCGCAGGATGTTTGGGAGAAGTAGGGGCTGATGGCAAAGAGAAAATCCAAAAAACTCAGACCTCGGCCAATGTGTTGTTGGGCGATAGTGGATATCGAGACGCGATCAATTAAAGGGGTCTATGAACGGCAACGAAAACGCTACGTCGCAGGGGATTGTTTCGATGGTCAGACCGTCGTGCGCGTTCGCGTAATCCCTTACGTTAAATAGGGAGGAGTAGGCGATGAGTTTATTGGAGCCCACGGAGTCCGACATCGCACGGAACGCTGAACGAAAGGCTCGCCTCGCCCGCCTGACCGGCGTTCCGAAGCCTTCTTCTCCTGCTCCGCTCCCGCCCTCCTTTCTCGCGGAACCTATCATCAACATTGTCGAGCCAGAAGAGCCGCCCGAGCATGACCGCGATTGGCTCATAATCTCGACCCCGCAACGGGACTTCGCGGAGTTTCCGTTGCTCGTCACGGAAATCCAGCGGCTCGTGGCCAAGCGGTACAAACTCAGACGAGCCGATATCTTATCTCATCGCCGGACTGCGAACATCGTGCTCCCGCGCCAGATCGCGATGTATCTCGCGAAAACGATGACGTTGCGCACTTTGCCTGACATTGGCCGACGCTTCGGCGGCCGTGACCACACGACGGTGCTCCATGCTGTTCACAAAATCGAGCGCATGCGCGCCACAGATCCCGAGTTCGACGCGCAAATCCGCGCTCTCGAAACCGCCAAGGAGGCATCAACATGCTCGCCAAAAACTCTCTAGAAGGAAAAGCGGCCGGTTATCTGGAGCGACACGAAAATATCGAGAAAGAGATTCAATCGCTACTCGGCAAAGTCAAACAGGAATGCAGGGAACTCCGAGGAGACCAGCGCGAGATTTGCGTCGAGGTCAAAGATGCTGGCATCCCAGTTCGATCATTCAAAGGCTTTGTGAAGAAGCGTCGACTTGAGAAGAAGATAGATGAAATTCCCGCCGGCTTCGATATCGACGAGGCGGCGGCATACAACACGCTGGTCGACGCACTCGGCGAGCTCGGCAAGGCGGCTGCGATGGCCGGCGCTCCCAAAGCAACTGATCCCGCGGCCGATGACGAACGCGATTTTCGTCCGACCAATCTGCGCAACACCGATCCCGACGATCTGAACAAGGTCGGCCGTGGGCCGCAAACGCAAGCGTAAATTCCATACGCCAGTTGACTCCCGCGCGGCTGGCGGTAGGCGGCAGGAAGGTCAGCGGAGTGGCTTTCCTGTTCGCCGTTAACCAAATTCCCGGCCCTGGATATGGGCCACATCAGAGGGGCGGTCGAGAGATCCGCAGACGTGAGCACAGCTCACCGGCCGCCCAAATAGATCCCGTGCGAACGCGCACGTTGAAGCGATGCCCGCGAAGCACCTTCGGGTGGGGCAAAGTGGAGTGCGCTAGTAGGCTCGCTGCCGGGCGGACGGCAGCCCCGGGCCGGGACGGGAAAACCCCGGCACTTATTTGGGTGAGGGATGATCGGGGATGGTGAAAGGCTTGGATAATCCGAGACCATCGGTCCCGGTGATACTTGCCCTGGACCCAGCGCGTAAAACCGGCGTCGCGCTTGGCGTTCCGGGCGGTCGGCCGCTCCTCGTGACGATGAATTTCTCGCGCGAGCTCGACGGTCCCGAAGACGTGTTCGCCCGCGCGATGGCCTGGATCAATCGAGCGCTCGACGGGCAGCTCGACATTGCGACGGAAACGCCGTTCGGGCCGCCAACGCTTCTCGCCATCGAGGCGCCGATCCCGCCGTCCAACAAATTCGGCAGCACGAACTTCGACACGACGCTGATCGCGATGGGGCTGTCGGCGATATTCCGAGGAGCGGCTCGGTCTCGCGGTGTTCCGATAAAGCTTGCGCACATCGGGGCATGGAGAAAATACGCCCTGGGCGTCGGCAACCTCGATGGAAAAATCGCCAAGCAAATGATGGTCCGGTTATGCCGCGGCCTCGGCTGGGGAGACAACGTGTCGGTCGACGAGGCGGACGCTGCTGGGATCTTTCTCTGGGCGAGCTGTCAGATAAATCCGCGCCTCGCCACGCGGCCCGAGCCGCTGCTCACGGGAGTGGCGCAGTGAGCGATCCGTTTGCCGATCTGCCGCGCGGACATTTTGGGGCGATTCTTGCCGATCCGCCGTGGGCGTTTCAGACATGGTGGTCGGGTCGATCAAGCAAGCTGCCGTCGCCAAAAAAGAAATTCTCCTATCCGTCTAGATCCACAGAACCAGCCTATGAGGTTTTGCAGGAACAGGAGCTATCAGCATTGCCGATCGCAGCTTTGGCTGCTGACGATTGCGTGCTGTTCCTTTGGACGTGTTGGCCAGTGCTCGAATGGTCGATGCGGACCATCGAAGCGTGGGGCTTCCAATACAAAACATGCGGGTTTTGCTGGGTCAAAGCCCACGCTGGGCAAATCGACATGTTCCGGGACGACATCAATCCGCACATGACGCTTGGCTATTGGACGCGCTCAAATTCCGAAGTTTGTCTCTTGGCGACCCGCGGCAATCCGAAGCGCCGCGATGCCGGAATCAAGCAAGCCATCATCGAGCCGCGCCGCGAGCACAGCCGCAAGCCGGACTGCGTACACGAGCGGATCGAGCGATTGGTAGCTGGACCCTATCTCGAACTTTTCGCGCGTCAGCGGCGTCCCGGATGGACATGCTGGGGCAATGAAGTCGGCACGTTCGACCGGCCAAAGATCGAGGCCGCCGAATGACGTCCACCAATATTTTCGCTCGCAATGTGACACATTCGGAACTCTCAGCAGAATTGGACGAGAACGGTGTGTCCATAGATTTATTTGGCGAACTGGTTCCATCAAACGAGTTTTCTACTAACTCAGGTCAAGGGAGGCGAGGGTCAGCTGGGCACCTCCTGACATTGGCCGATCTGAAGATAAGAGGATTTGATTCTGCGGAACTCGATGGAATGGATACAGATATTATTTCTGACATTTTTGGAACAATGCGGCGTTTCCAGGTCAAAGCATCTCAAAATTCTACTCACTTCGGTCCCGGTGGATATACAGGTTATAATGGGCACCGCGCTTTGAGTTCCTATAAAGGAAAAATAGACGCATTTGCCTTTGTCTTGCTTGCACGCCGATTAGTTTACTATGTTTCTGTAAACGCGGTAATTAGTCGAAGCATCAATATTAAAACTTTTAGCCATCAAGCCTGCGATCTTTCGTTCTCGGAATTATTGCGGAGGTGGAAGTGAGAGCCCGCCCTCTCCAATTCCGCTACGTGCCGTTCGCCCTCGTGCTCGACTACGAGCGGCTCGGCTGGGTTCACGACCCGCGGCCGATGCCCGACCATCACAGTGAACATTCCGTCGTTTGTTGGTGGCTATGCGACTGCCCAATGAGGGAGCCAAAGCGATGACGACTGTCGTCCTGTTGTTAGTATGTGCACTGAGTTTCTTCTCTGGATTTACGTTTGGTTTTGCGCTTGGTGCCGACGCGGCGCCAGGGGAGCCAAAGCGATGAGCGACTTTTTCGGTCCCAAGCTGACTTGGACGGACGAACGGACTGACGTTCTGAAGAACCGTTGGGCTGATGGCATTTCAGGTGGTCACATTGCCGCCGAACTCGGTATCACGCGCAATGCCGTTATCGGAAAAATTCATCGGCTCGGGCTGCATCGGTCAATGAAAGCAAAGGCTGAAGCGGAAGCAAAAACGCGAAGACCTCGCGCCAGAACGTACAGCTTCAGCAATGACAGGGTGAAAGCGCTCAAGACTGTTAAGCCGCCAGTTGCCGAGCCGGAGCTGAAGTTCAACGGCAGTAAGCAGGACTGCAGCCACATCCCGATTGTCGGCCGCAAGACACTCCTGCAGCTCGATCACAACCATTGCCGCTTCCCGTTCGGCGACGTCGGCGATCCGGATTTCTTCTTCTGCGGCGCGGAGACCGTCAGCCCGCTTCCCTACTGCGCATATCATTGCCGGATCGCCTATACAATTCCGACGCGAGGATTGAGCGTATGAGCGTTTCGATTTCGAGCCAAGCCGCTTGGCTCATAGTCTTTTCCGCAATGGGCATGGAGCACGTCGGGCGCATGTCACGCGCGGAAGCCGAGCGCCTCATGGACGAGTATTTCGACATATGCGAGCAGGCGCGACGGCGCATGTTCCCGGAGACGGGAGAGGACGTATGAAGTGGTTTCGATGGTATCGCGGAACGGCAGAGCGCGCCAAATTTAGGGTCATTGCATCGCGCGCATCGCGCTCCGGTTTGGGAGGCGGTACAGTGCATGAAGACCGCGTCGATGGCGCTGTTTTTCTTACGGATGTTCTGGCCGTTTGGGTAACGCTCCTTGAGGATGCCGGTAACGCGTCACATTGGGGTTACGTAACGCGTGACGCGCGTTACATTGCAACGCTACTCGATCTCGGTGAACAAGAAGTGCAAGCCATGCTCGACGGAATGATCGAGGAGGAGATGATCGAGCCAAATGGCAAGGCCGCGAAATCAAACCGGCTTCATATCGTAAATTGGGAGAAATATCAATTCGTTAGCGACACAGACCCGACCAGCTCACTGCGCCAAAAGCGTTACAGGGAGAAACGGAGCAGTAACGCGTTACTAACGCGTACAGATACAGACTCAGATACAGAAAGAAAGAAAGACTCTCGCTCATCGGCCAACGGGCTCGATGAGCGATTTGATAAATTTTGGAGTGCCTACCCCCGCAAGGCCGGCAAGAAGGCCGCCCACAAGGCGTTCGACAAGGCGCTCAAGGAAACCTCCGTCGAAACGATCCTCGCGGCACTCGAGCGGCAAAAGCCGCAATGGCGCGATCCGCAGTTCATCCCCCATCCGGCAACTTGGCTCAATCGAGGCCAATGGGCCGACGAGTTGCCGATCGCAAAGCCGCAAGGTCGGGATGGTTGGGTCTGATGGAAAACGATCCCGAAGTCATCGATCTCGCTTCCTACCGCGGACGACATGGGCAGGCAGGTTACTACGCACTTGCCGACTTGCCGCAGCGAGGAAGCATCGAGGAGCAAGCCTTCGGGACGGGATGGTGGGAGCTAGATCAGATATTCAAGTTTTACCTCAGTCAATTCGTTGTTGTGACCGGAATCGCCGGACACGGGAAATCGACGTTCCTCTTGAACGTCATTTGCAATTTAGCACGGGAGCGCGGCCTGAAATCTTTTCTCTACGTGCCAGAGAACGAAGCTTATTTGCTCGACAAGATGAAAAAGATGTGGGGATCGAGACCGGCGTTTGATCACTTCACGCAATCGCAGATCTTCGTGCAGTCGGCAATTGCGCAGAGCATGAACGATCCACCAAAAACTCTCGATTGGGTTTTGGATCAAGCGGTCGTCGCAGTGGAAGAGGATAAGGTCGAGCTGGTTATGATTGATCCGTGGAACGAGCTTGAGCGGTCGAAGCCGAAAGATATGCTGATGACCGACCATATTGGCGAGAGCCTCATGCTGATCAAACAATTCTGCCGAATGTTGAACGTCATCGTTATTATGGTCGCTCATCCTACGAAAGCAGTCTTTGAGCATGGCGGTCCTCGTCCCGTGAGCCTGGCCGACATCGAAGGATCAATGAACTGGTTCAACAAATGCGACAACGGATTGATTGTCTCTCGTGACGAAAAGGACAGAGCAAAAGTTGCGTCGCGCAAAGTTCGCGAACTCGGAGCCGGCAAAATAGGTGATTGCCACTTCGACGTTGATCCGCGCACAGGCATCTTTACGCCGATCTTCGGAGCGGTGTCATGAGCCAAACCGATTTGTTGCTGGCAAGGATTGAGGCAATCGTTTCCGAAATTGAAATGAACTACTCGCCGGAACTGTCTCAATCGGAGGATCGCGAAGCCTTCGATGTCGTTTCGCGGATAGAGCGTAAACTCCTGGCGCGCAAATTGGACGCTGAGCACGAAAGCAAAAAACATGCAGCCGTTTAGCCTTGAGGATCTGTTCGCAAAAATCATCTGCGAGGAATACGCCGGCTTGGGCTTTCATGACGGAGGCCGGTCGGATAGCGCAGCTCATGACATCATCAATATTTTGATCGAGAACGGCGTCAACGTCGACGCGATCGACAAAGCGCGCGGGGCCAAATGACCAGCAGACGCGCAGAGCGGCAACGCCGCAAATCGAGGAGCAAAAATTATCGCGGCCAGCAAACTGCTATCGCCGATCGCAGAGCGCGTGACGTTTCGTCGAACGCTCATCTGCGTATCGTTGAAATCGAAGACCCAGGCGAAGTGATCGGCGGTGAGCGAATTCAGGTTGACGGAAAAATTTCTGTAGTTCGCTCTCTGCGAGACGATCCTCTCGGGCACCTTCGCGATCGAGGGCGTGTTGATGATGCTCAACTGCTCGCAGGCCGAGCCTACCAAACACTGTACGAGATAGCGGAAATTTCGTCGATCAAGGCGATGGACACTACGAAAGAACCCGTCGACGGCGGCAACATGGTGCCAAGTCCATTCAGCGATGCGAAGCTCGGTGCGGTGAAAGACCTGATAGCCCTGGACAAGCAGCTCGGAAGGATCGGAGCTCGCCTCTGCCGCGACATCCTCATCGAACGGAAGTTTCTGCGGCAGATCGCCGAATCATTCGGAGTGCCCACTTCCGAGCGGTCGATAGGCTATGTCGGAAAACGCTTCACGGAATGCCTAGAAACGCTAGCTGTGGAGCTAGGTTACGCACAGGAACGTCGAAAAAGCTCTTGACACACCCGTCGGATAAAATGGTATTAAATCGATATTCAGCAAAACCTGTCTCTTGGACCAGCGCTTTTCGGGCGCCGCGGAGCGGACTGGCATGAGCCTCTTGATCTCGTTCCTCTATCTGCTGCTGCATGTAGCGGTGATCATCTTCGTGGCGTTCGTGGTCGTCTGGCTCCTCAAGCTGTTGTTTGACGTCACGCTGGACGCTGAGGTCTACAAATGGGGGAAGATCATCGTCGGGCTTTTGATCCTGATCGTCATCGTGGTGTGGATCGTGGGAGTGCTGGGCGGCAACCCCTATCCCCTACTTCCGTGGGTTTACAGATAGGCCGATTGGATGCGCTGCAGCGATGCGGATTGGTGCTCGGCAACGCGGCTATGATCGCCGATGGGAAGCGTTCCGGTCCCGCTTCTTGGCTCAGCATCCTCGATGTCTCGGATGCGCTGCTGTTGGCTTAGCCACACCAGCAACGGTGGCTGATCATGTCGTTCCACATCGCGGCGATGCTTCGCGCTTCCACGGAGGAGAGTTACAGCCCGCATGCAGTTGGCATCACGACGTCATCAAGCGCAGGCTCGAGTGGCTGTACGAACAGGGCAAGCTCGGCAAGTCTGAGCTCTGGCTCAACAGCAAGTCAGCGGTCGATCTAAGTCGGCGATATCCTGCGGCTCAGTCCATCGATGGTGAAGGATGGCCCACGGGGAGGGGGATCTAAATCATCGCAATCTTTGGGGCGCGGGACCGTCGCAAGCTGACGCGTTAGATTCCGCAAAATCGCATAAGGGGGTCGTTTTGACCGATTGGCCTGCCGACAAAGTTGAACGCTGGCCGCTCGAGAGGCTCGTTCCATATGCGCGGAACGCTCGAACGCATAGCGATGCGCAGGTAGCGCAGATCGCTGCTTCGGTGCGGGAGTGGGGCTGGACGACGCCGGTCCTGGTGGACGAGGCGGGCGGCATAATTGCCGGGCACGGGCGGGTACTGGCGGCGCGGCAGCTCGGGATTGCCGATGTTCCCGTGATGGTAGCGAGGGGCTGGACCGAGGCTCAGCGCAAGGCGTACACGATCGCCGATAACAAGCTCGCGCTAAATGGCGGTTGGGACATCGATCTGCTGCGGCTGGAGGCCGCGGATTTGGATGGAATGGGTTTCAACCTGGACCTTTTGGGGTTCGGCGACGAAATGGCCGCCATTCGGGCACAGGGCGGCGCTGGCTTGACGGATCCGGATGAGGCTCCTGAGCTGCCCGTTAATCCTGTCGCGATGCACGGCGATTTGTGGGCGTTGGGGCGGCATCGGCTTTTGTGCGGCGATGCGACAAACGCCGAGGACGCGCAAAAGCTGCTCGGCGCTGTGAAGCCACACCTCATGGTTACGGACCCGCCCTATGGGGTGAATTACGATCCTGCCGCTGCCCGTAGGACTAGCGTAAATTCAGCGAGGGGCAAGGTCACGAACGATGATCGCGCGGACTGGCGCGAGGCATGGAAGTTATTTCCAGGTGACGTTGCCTACGTGTGGCATGGGATGCTCCATGCAGGCACCGTGTTTGAAAGCCTCATTGAGGCAGGGTTTACGATCCGCGCCGAAATAGTGTGGGCGAAAAGCCAGCTTGTCATGAGCCGAGGACACTATCACCCGCAGCACGAAAGCTGTTGGTATGCGGTGCGCCAGCAAGCTAATGGGCACTGGAGAGGCGATCGCACACAGACTACGCTCTGGCAAATCGACAAACCACGGAAGTCTGAGACCGGCCATAGCACCCAAAAGCCCGTCGAGTGCATGAAGCGGCCGATCGAGAACAACTCCTCGCCGGGGCAGGCCGTCTACGATCCGTTCGTTGGCTCGGGCACGACGATCATCGCCGCTGAAATGATCGGCCGTTTGTGTCACGCCATCGAGATTGATCCGGCTTACATCGACGTCTGCATCAACCGCTGGCAGGATTTCACAGGACAGGAAGCAACGCTGGACGGCAAATCGTTCGCACAAGTCAAAGCCGAAAGGCATAAAGAGGCCGCCTAATGGGCCGCAAGATGAAGCCCGCGCACCTGAAGCTGATCGAGGGCAACCCAGGAAAGCGGCCGATTCCTCAGAATGAGCCTCGCCCTGATCCGGCGCCGCTGCCCGAGCCGCTGGATTTTCTCACCGACGAGGCGCGCGTCGAGTGGACGCGGGTGTCCGTTCAGCTTTACCGGCTCGGATTGCTCACGCAAATCGACGTCGCATCGCTCGCGGCCTATTGCCAGGCATATGGCCGATGGGTTTATGCGGAACGCGCGCTCGCGAAGATGGCCGCGAAGGATCTGCTCACCGGCGGCCTGATGATCCGCACGACGAACGGAAACGCGATTCAGAACCCATTGGTCGGCACTTCCAACAAAGCCGCAAGCGACATGGTCAGGTATGCATCCGAATTCGGACTTACACCAGCAGCCCGCGCCCGTCTTGCGGTCGGCCCCGTCACGGAAGCAAAAAGCAAGTTCGCCGGTCTCATCGGATAAGAAGCGCGCGGACAAGGTTATCGCGTTCCTCCAATGCTTGATTGTCCCGAGCGGCGAAGGAAGTGGCGCGAAGTTCGAGCTGAGGCCGTTTCAAAAGCGTTTCATCCGGGAGATTTATCAGCCGCGAACGAATGGCAAGCGTTCGGTGCGGCGGGCAATTCTTTCGGTCGCGAGGAAAAACGGGAAAACTGCGTTGATTGCCGGCCTGGTCCTCGTCCACTTAATCGGTCCTGAAGCAGTCCCTAACGGCGAAATCTATTCCGCGGCGAACGACCGAGATCAGGCCTCGATCGTCTTCAAATTTGCTCGGCAAATTATTGAGGCGGATCCCGAACTAAAGGAGCTGGTCAAAGTAATTCCGTCTACGAAGACGTTGCTTGGGCTGCGCACGGGATCTGTCTATCGCGCCATCTCGGCTGAAGCCGGAACAAAGCACGGTTATTCGCCATCGCTAATTATTTTCGACGAGTTGGCGCAAGCGAAAAGCCGGGACTTGTACGACGTGCTGGACACGTCAATGGGCGGCCGTGCCGAGCCGCTGTTCGTGGTCATCTCGACGCAGTCGAACGACCCAGAGCATATTCTGTCGAAGCTGATCGACGACGGCTTGAGCAAGCAAGATCCGACCATCGTAACGCATCTCTACGCAGTCGACGAGGATTGCGAGAACATCTTCGATCCACACGTCTGGAAGGACGCCAATCCGGCGCTTGGGGACTTTCGGTCACTCGAGGATTTCAAGGCGGTGGCTCGGAAGGCACAGCGCATGCCGGCCGAGGAAGCGAAGTTCCGGAACCTCTACCTGAACCAGCGCGTTTCGCCGACGACGTCGCTGATCTCGCGCGCTGAATGGATGGCGTGCGGCGGCGTTGCTGACTTCACGGATCGGGAGCGCGTTTACCTCGGCCTCGATCTTTCATCGGTGAACGATCTCACGGCGCTGATTATGATCAGCGCCGATGGCCAGTCGAAGGTCCGGGCATTCTTCTGGAAGCCCGAGGAGTTCCTGGCCGAACACAGTCACCGGGACTTTGGCGCCGGCAGTCGCCGTTACGAAGAATGGGTCAAGGCTGGGCATCTCCTCGCATCGCCCGGTAAGACGATCGACAAGGCGGTCGTTGCAACGCGCATCGCCGAGCTCTGCGGGAAGTTCACCGTGCTCGGGATGGCCTACGACCGATGGCGCATCGAGGATCTCGTCAAGGAATTTGATCGGATCGGGTTTGCCGCATTCAAGGACGGCGACAAGGGCGACGGGCTGCGGCTCGTCCCGTGGGGGCAAGGTTTCCGCGACATGTCGCCGGCCGTCGACGCGTTTGAACAGTCGGTGATGGAACGCAAGCTCGTGCACCCTGGCAACCCGGTGCTGACCTGGAACGTCGGTAATGCGATCGTCGCGAAGCCTGATCCGGCCGGCAACCGGAAGATCGACAAGGCCAAGGTGCGGTTCCGGGTTGACGGTGCGGTCGCGCTGGCGATGGCGCTCGGGCTCAAGTCGCGGGACTCGGCCAAAGAGGACATCGCCGCGCAGTTGCGCCACGCCATCCTCGAGCGCGGCGGCTTCGCGTAATGCGGCTACCCGCTGAGGCCATGCCGCAGATACATCCGCAGCAGCAGCGCGACGGTCTCCGTCACGTCGCTTTCGCCGCTGGCCATCCGCGCGATCTGCCGAGGTCGCAAGCCTAGCGCTTCGCAAGTCGCCTTCCCGTAAGGGGGAAGGCCGAGCTTGCGAAGTGCGGCGAGGTATTGGGCGGTGGTCATACGATGATCTTGTCGGCTATGGTCCTGGCAAGCATCGCCTGATCTTTGAAGCATCGTTCAATTCGCTCGTGGTTAGGGGCGCACGATGCGTCATGTGCATCGCTGTCGTATTGGTCGGCCGCTATCCGCAGAGCGCGTTCGATCGCATTCCATTCGGTATCTGAGAGTTTCATTTTCATTCTCCTACGTGAGGTCGTCCGCGCCGATGATGGTGGCCATTGAGTAGTTGCCGAAGGGGCTGAACTGCTCGACGCCGTCGTAAATCGAAAGCCCGCGCCGAACCGTCTTGCCGTGGACGTTGACGGTGACCGTCTTCGCGGTGCGGCCGAGAACGACGAAGGAGAAGATGCAGTCGTGGTCGCAGATCGAGCGGGTTGCGTAGGTCTTGCCGACTTGGAATTGCTGGGTCATGTCCGTTACTCCCCCCAATATCCAGGAATTGGGATCAGCCACTCGCTAACCACTTCGTAGGTATACACTTGGCCGCGACGAGCTTCCCAGCCGTGATAAGTCACCTTGGCTGCGAAGTCGGCGCCCTCGGTGTGAAGCAGGCTATAACCTTGGCGGCGGATGCAAACTGTTTCGTACTTCATTGTCCGTCTCCCGTTCTGATGTTCAGACTATGCCATAAGGGCACATTAAGGACAATTGCTAATTCGGTATAGCTGATATGCCATTTCGGCATATCAGGGTAGTAGGTGGGGGCGTTTCGCTTGGCCCCCTCGCGCGCTAGGCTAGCTCCGCTGCCTAGTCCGGCCGCTGGTGCGACCAGCGGGTCAATCCATTCGGCGGGCCTCGCCCCCGTGGCGCTCTGCGTATGTCTTGGCGCGAGTTTCGGTAATCCCGAACATCCGCTGCGACATGTGCGGGCCGGTCCATTCCCAAGTTGTTGGCTCGGTCTGCATTGCCTCGGCGAGGGCGCGGAACTGGGTGAGGGCTGCATCGTTCATTGGAACCTCCCGGTTTTGGTTGGGCACCATCGCCCTCCCGACGATTTGGAATATGCCATAACGGCACAGACGAGTCCATTGCCAAAATGGCATAGGTGGCATGCCGAAATGGCATAGGTACGGAAAACCCATGTATTTCACCTGGAACGACCTGGCTGCTCAACTCGCCCGCATCGAGCAAAACCAGCATTGGATCATGCGGGAACTGTTGCAAACAGAAAGGGATATCAAAGTGGCATATGAAGCAGAACTCGACGCTGCCGAAGCTGCAGCGAAGGCAAATGCCGACACCGACGATTCGGTAGAACAGATTCTCGTGGCGGTGACGGCTCTCGTCGCTGGCCTCAAGACCGGTCAGACCGATCCTGCCACGGCAAAGCGCATTACTGACCTAGCCGGCGCGCTGACCGCGCGCAGCTCACGGTTGGCGACGGCCGCCGCCAACGTCCCGACCACGTAAGCACCGTAAGGGAACGGGGATTGGTCGATGGGCTTCCTTGACCGCATTTTGCCGTGGCGGCGCAAGGACACGAGCACGTCGACCAATCCGTCAAGCTGGTTTGTCGATTGGATTCACGGCGGCGAGCCGACGTTGTCCGGCATCGCGGTCACGCCGGAATCGGCCATGCGGCTCGCGGCCGTGTGGGCATGCATACGCGTCCGATCGGAAGACGTCGCCAAAATTCCATGTTTGCTTTATCGGCGCTTGCCCGATGGAGGCAAGGAGCGGGCGACCGATCACGCACTCTACAACTTGATCAATCTCGCGCCCAATCCGCGGATGACGGCATTCGATTTCCGCCAGATGATGCAGGCGGAGTTAGATTTGCGCGGCAATGCGCTCGCATTGAAAGATTTTGACTTGCGCGGGCGCGTCACTGCGCTATGGCCAATCCCATGGAAATGGGTGCAAGTCTTCGTTACGCCGGACTGGCAGGATGTATTTTATCGGATTACCCGTCCCTATGGCGCGGTCGAGACGCTTCCGGCCGATGCCGTTATGCATCTGCGCGGCATCTCGCTCGACGGCATCGTGGGTCTATCGCCGATTGCGCATCATCGCGAGACGATCGGGCTCGCTGTCGCGGCGGAGAAATATGGCGCCGCGTTCTTCGGCAATTCCGCGCAACCGCGCGGTGCGGTGAAACTGCCGGGTGTAGTCGACGAGGCTACGGCGAAAAAGCTTCGCGAGGATTGGGAGCGTAAGTACCGCGGCGTCGAGAACTCGCACCGGATCGCGATCTTTGACGGCGGCATGGATTGGGTCGCGACCGGCCTAACTAACGTCGATGCCGAATACATCAATACCCGCAAGATGCAGAACCAGGAGATATGGCGTATCTATCGCGTTCCAGCGCATAAGGTCGGTGACCTGGAGCGCTCGACCTACAGCAACATCGAAATGCAGTCGCTTGAGTACGTCACCGACTGCCTCATGACTGAGTTTCGGCGCTGGGAGCAGACACTCGGCCGCGATCTTCTGACTGAGCAAGAACAACAGCAATATTTTTTCGAGTTTTTGCCTGATGCTCTGCTCAAAGGAGACACGAAGAGCCGATATGATGCCTACGCCGTCGCGCGTAACTGGGGCATCTTGAATGCGAATGAAATTCGCGAGCTGGAAAATCGAAATCATTATCCAGATGGCGACGTTTATTTACAGCCTCTGAATATGGCGCCCGCCGGGACGTTCCCAGCTCCACCGCAGCCGAATTCAAATCCGAATCCCAATCCCGACAATCTTCCGCCGGCGAGCGCGAAGGCGTTGCTCAAGTTGGCAATGGAATTAGTGGCGCGCGAGGAATCGGACGACGTGGTGCTGCCATCGCCTTTTGAAAAGCGCCACGCTAACGGCAATGGCTCGGGTCATGCCGAAGAGTGAGGAATTGCCCATGCGAACGAAGCGCATTTCCGCCGATGAGGCCCATGAGTTGCGCAAGGACCAAATGCGGCAGGGCGCCGATGGATCTGAGTTGATGATGAAGGCCGCGAAGGGACCGTCGACCTGGGATTCGGGATCTCGTTCGGCTCGATTTGTGATGTCCTCGCAATCGGTCGACCGAATGGGCGATGTGGTTGTCACCGCCGGCCTCGATATTACCGAGTTTGAACAAAATCCGATCGCGCTGATGAGCCATCGCTCGGACACCTGGCCGATCGGCACCTGGAAGAACGTCGAGAAGATGTTGCGCACCAGGCCGCCGCGAATGGAAGGCGATCTCTCCTTTCTGAAGGCTGGTGGACCAAATCCCGAGGTAGACACCGCGGCGTGGTACGCTGAGAACGGATACGTCAGGGGCGCGTCGATCGGTTTTATTCCTGATTTCGATCAGATCGAGATGATGTTGGATGAGGATGGGTCGTGGACAGGCGGTCTGCAATTCAACGCCGCAAAGATCCTCGAATGTAGTCTGTGTGCAATTCCGGCGAACCAGGACGCTCTCGCCAAAGCATTTAACGGCGATCGTGGTCTCGCGAAGGAATGGCTCGAGGACGTACTCGACAACTGGCAGCGCTCGCCGGAAGGCGTGCTGATGCCGCGGGCCGAATTTGAAAAAGCCTACCGCATTCTCGCGCATGAGACGGCCGACGAGGAAAATGAAAGCGAACCTCCGATCGCCAGCAGCGAAACGCTGAATTATTTATCGGGCCTGGATAAAAAAATCCTATTCGATTTTGCCGAGCGCGAGCTCGCCAAATCCGGCAAGGTGATCGTGGATCAGTCGCGCGTTGAATCCATCGAGCGCGCTGCCAAGCAAAAGCGCCTCGACGAGCAACGCGCTCGCGAGCGTCTGTTGCGCGAAGAAAAGATAGAACTACTCAAGCATTCTGGCTGAGGGGCTTCCGACAGAAGTTTCTCTGACAACCCCGGACCCGACAGTGCCGGGCGACCGGACTGACATGGCGTCAGTCCACGTCTGCAAAGCCAAATCAAATGACGGAGAGACTTGCCGAGCTTCGCGCCAAGCACGCGGAGAAGATTGAGGCGTTGGTGGCAATCAATCAAAAGATGAGCGCCGACGATTACGTTCCCGACAAAACACACGAGCTCGCGTTCGCCGAACTCGAAAAGGAAACGGCTGATCTTAAGGCCAAGATAGATCAGACCGAGAAGGTGGCTTCCTACAAGCTCAGCATATCCAAGCCGCACGACACCAATGGCAGCGGCAATCGCGTGTTCGCGCAACCGCGCAAGCGTTACGCCAAGCTCAAGGCGTTCCGAGGCGAGGACGCAGAGGAGAACGCCTATAAGTGCGGGAAGTGGGTAAAGGGATTTGTCTTTGGCAACAGCGACGCGCGCCAATGGTGCCACGACAATGGTGTCATTGATGATGACGTTGTGACGAAGGCAGAATCGGAGGGCATCAATACGGCCGGCGGCTTTCTGGTGCCGACGCCGATGCTCAATGCCATCATCGACCTTCGCGAGCAATTCGGCGTGTTCCGGGCGAACGCTCAGATCGTCCCGATGTCGAGTGATACCTTGGCCTGGCCACGGCGCACCGGCGGCTTAACGGCAAACTTCATCTCTGAAGGCACGGCGGTGACAGAGTCGACAGCCTCCTGGGACAATGTCAATCTGGTCGCCAAGAAACTCGCTGCATTGACCCGCATCTCGACGGAGTTGTCGGAAGATGCACTGATGAGCGTCGCCGACCTGATGACGGCGGAAATAGCCTATGCCTTCGTCTCGAAGGAGGACGATTGCGGCTTCAACGGTGACGGCTCATCGACATTCGGCGGCATTCGTGGCCTCACGAATTTGCTCATCGACGGTAACCACAACGCCGGCAAGGTCGCTGCGGCCTCTGGTCATCCGACCTTCGCGCTGCTCGACAACACGGACCTGACCAAGCTGATCGGGACGCTGCCACAATATGCCCTTGCGCAAGCCAAGTTCTATTGCTCGGCATTAGCATTCGGAACTTGTTTCGAACGGCTAATCGCGACGGCCGGCGGCAATAGCATCTCCACGCTCGACGGTTCGATCCAGTATCGTTACCTCGGCTTTCCGATCGTCATCAGCCAGAAGCTTCCGGTTATCAGCACCACGCTCAACGGCCTGGTCATGATCCTGTTCGGCAATCTGGCAATGGCGGCGGCCATGGGCGAACGGCGCATCGCAACGATCCGCCGATCAGAGGAACGGTATTTCGAACTGGATCAGATCGGCATCCTTGGGACGGAGCGCATCGACATCGTTAATCACGATCTCGGTGACAATACGAACGCCGGCCCGATCGTCGGTCTAGTCGGGACCACCTAAACCTCAACCCCGTAACGGCATCGCCGCCAACCAGGACGGCGATGCCTTCAGTCTCATTTATCCGGCTGGTCCGGGATCGCAAAAGGAGCAACGCCATGTTGCCTGCATTCAAAGCTGTTACTGCCATCAACGGCTCGTCCGCGACCGCTGCTGGAACTGTTACATCATCTGTCATCGATACCCTTGGCTTTGATTGGGCTTCGATCGACATTTGGGGGACTACGCAAGCGGCGTCTACCCAAGCCGGCAGTCCGTCCGTGTTGAAGTTACAGGAGAGCGACAACACCACGGCGTCGAACTTCGTGGACATCGTAGGTTTTCGTGGGGGATCGGCGACTGCCACTAACGTCGATTTCCTCGTGGGCTTTTCGACCACGCTCACGGCGGTGCCTTCCTACAAGTTCAACGTCGATTGTCGCGCTCGCAAGCGGTACCTGTCGCTCGTGATATCGCCGGCGACCTCGCAGACGTTCTTCGCGAATGCGAACCTCGGCAGGCCGGAGCAAGGCATATCGACCGCGGCCAGGGCTAACGTGCTCAGCCTGATCGAAGGCTAGGCGGGTCTCGATCCATTCACAAATCTAATCGGAAAGGCAAAACGCTATGACGACGAAGAAGAAGGAGATGGATCGCAATGCAGTGATCCATGTCGGCGGGGCCATAATGGGGGCGCGGATCGCAGCGATGCGCGATCTCGACGATGCGTCCGGCGAGCATCTCTCGAAACTCGCCGACGTTGCGGTGGCTGCCGCGGTCGAGCTTCCGGCCGCTATGGATCGAGCGGAAGTGCGGCTCGCCGAAGAGGCCAAGGTCGCGGAAGAAGCAGAGGCCGCTGAGAAGGCCGCTGTAGCCGCTGCCGAGAAGGCAGCCGCGGATGCTGCGAAGACGGCAAAAGTCGAACAAGCCAAGGCCGCCCAACACAACTGAAGTCCCCCCTCCCGGCCGACACCGGATGGAATGTCTGCGCAGAACAGCGTGCGGAGATGTCGGTCTCCGCACGCGCCTCCCGACAGAGGCCTACATGACCGACAGCATAAAACTTGATCTCGGCGCCGGTGTGCAATCGCCCGAAGGATATATCCCGCTCGGCCACGACCATGGGACTGAAATCTTTCCGCTCTCTTATGACGATAATTCGGTCGACGTCGTCAGGGCAAGCCACGTCATCGAGCATTTCCCGCACGGGCAGATCGAGGCCGTGCTCAAAGAGTGGGTCCGGGTGCTCAAACCCGGAGGCATTCTGAGGATCGCGGTCCCGGACTTCGAGGAGCTGGCGAAGCGTTATCTCGACGGGAAGCTGATGGATGCGCCCGCCGAGTGGTTCGTCATGGGATCGCAGACCGACGCGAGCGATTTTCACAAGTCTCTTTTTGATCGCGAACATTTGCGGCAGCGACTTGCAGTGGCTGGCCTCGTGCTGCTGCGGCCGTGGAAGTCTGAACTTGAGGACTGCGCGAGCTATGACGTCTCGCTCAACATTGAAGGAACCAAGCCGGCCGTTTCGGAGATGAAAGTGTCGGCGTCGATGAGCGTCCCGCGCCTAGCGTTCATGGACAACTTCGGCTGCTGCTTCGACGCGCTCGTCCCGCTCGGGATAAGGCTTCGGCGGCAGGGCGGCGCCTTCTGGGGCCAGGCGTTGACGAAGTGTCTGGAGATGATCCTCGAGAAGGACCAGCCGGACGCGATCCTCACGCTCGACTACGACACAATTTTTACCAAGACCAATGTCGCCCGCCTGATCGAGCTGATGATGGCGCACCCGGAGGCGGACGCCATCGCAGCATTGCAATCATCAAGGCATCTCCCCACTGCGCTATTCACCGTTCTGGACGAGGACGGCAAGGCGCTCGGGCGGATACCGCTTGAGCTGATGAGTCCCGATCTGACGAAGATCGCGACCGCGCATTTCGGGCTCACGCTGATCCGCGCGGACAAATTGCGGAGTTTGCCTAAGCCCTGGTTCCATTCCGTCCCTGACGAGGATGGTGGATGGGCCGACGACAAGAAAATTGACGAGGACGTCAATTTTTGGAGGAAATGGAATCTCGCCGGTAACACGCTGTTTCTCGCCAATCGAGTCACAATCGGCCATGCCGAATTGATGGTGAGGTGGCCGGGCGCTGATTTGCAGGCTGTCTTCCAACCGATGCGGGAGTTTAACGAAACGGGGAAGGCTCCGGATGGAGCTTGGCAGTGAGTTTCGACTGGCTCGATGATTTCGCCTTCAATTCCTACAGTCAATTCGGCGAAGACGGCGTTCTTCAGGCGATCTTCTCCGTGATCGGAATGGAGAACGAGTGGTGCTTCGAATGCGGTGCATCTGATGGCCTTTTCTTCAGCAATACGCGACGGCTTCTCGAACAGGGCTGGAGTGGCGTGCTTATAGAGGCCGCTCAGTCATCATTTGTTCGTTTGTTGGAGAATAGCAAGGCTTTTGGAGAACGTGTGCATTGCGTGCACCAAACCGTGGAGGATGCACATCGGCTTGAGAGCACTCTTTATCGTTGCGGCGCTCCACTCGATATAGACCTTGCTGTGATCGACGTAGATGGTCAGGATTATTATCTATGGAATTCGTTATTGCAGTATCGTCCGCGCGTCGTGGTCATAGAGTTTGATCAAAATGCGGACGATGACGCGCTGCCAACGCTAGGCGGCCCAGGACAAGCCGGCGAACTGACAATCAATCGTCTCGGATCAGGAAAGTTCTACACGCGGGTGCATCGCAATACTTGCAATATGATCTTTGTGAAGCGTCCGTTGCATAGACTGCTGGATCGTGTAGCGTCATGAGCCCAAAGACTTGGGCGCCGATCGCCCTTTTCGTCGATAGACTGCTGCGGCCGTTTGGGCTCGTCATGTGGACAACTTATTATTATGACGAAGACGAAAACGGCGCCCCAAAAAATACGCGGGTGATTGGCGTCGGCTTCGGCCGGCGACCTAACCTTAGTTGAATTCCGGAGTTGGACAATGTTGCAAGCAGGCAAAGACTACGGCGTGCGTGTTGTGCGTGCCTATGAGAATCGCAGAGTCGGGCAGGTTTTCTATCCACCTGGGCTGTTGCGCGACAAATTGGTGCAGCAAGGATGGGTCGAACGCATTCCTTCTCCGAAAATGAAGAATGACGACGAACCCAAGCTTGGTAGTCGTCTCATCAAGGCGGTTCGCGAGCGCGGCGACTGATGCTTCATTCCACGCTCGTCGTCACAACTCCGGCAAATGCCACCGCGCTGACGACACTCGAGCGCGTTAAAGCCGAGCTGGAAATTAGCGGCAATGACTCGGATGATTTGCTGCAGAGCAAGATCAACGAGGCCAGTTCCGACATCGAGGCGCGTTGCCGCCCGTTTCGCCGCGAGACCGTGACTGAAACATTTTGGCCTGCGCGACCGTCCCGCTACGGCTCTCATGGTTTTCACAATGGCTGGAATCCATTAGGGCATGGCATCGAATGCCTATCCCTGTTGCGACGACCCGTTGCAAATATTGCGAGCATCACGGTCGACGACACGGCCGTCGTTTCGACCGATTATAGAATAGATGCCGACAGTGGTTTGCTGTTTCGTTTAGATGGCGGCTATGGTTCTGCCTGGTGGATCAGCAAAACTGCGGTCGTGGCCTATAGCGGCGGATATCTGCTGCCTGGCGAAGCAAATAGGAATTTGCCGCCATCCTTAGAATCTGCCGCAGTCGATTTGGTCGGGTCTTATTGGATGTCGCGCGGACGCGATCCGAAGTTACGAGCGGAAACTAGTTTTGGCGTGGCATCCTTCGAATATTGGGTCGGCGCGGTCGGAGATGTTGGCGATTTGCCGCCAGGCGTGATGGCAAAAATTGCACCGTTTAGAAAGATGACCGTGGCATGATACGGATCGCTGTCGCTCTTTTCGTATCTCTGCTTGTGCTGTCCGCTGTTTTCGCGGCCAACACGCGCGTCTACAATCTCGGCGATGCGGCACTTACTACGGCGGTGACCAATCAAGTCGTAACGTCCGCCGCCGATTCTCAGGGTGCCACGCAGGCTTACGTCGACGGCCTTGCCGGCATTTCGGCCGCGACGATCCAGGTGAACTTCAACTACGGCAGCGGCGGCACAACGCTCGACGTCTTTGTCGAGACTACCTTGGATCAAGGCTCGACCTGGGTTCAGGTCGCCCACGCTACTTTCGCGACGGCGAGCGCCGAGAAATTATTCAATGTATCGGGTCTGACCGACAAACTTACGGCGGTAGCACCGTCCACTCTCTCAAATGACACCGCGTTGTCGGGGATTTTCGGCGATCGCTGGCGCGCGAAGATGACGTCTACCGGAACATACGCAGGCAACAGTTCAGTGTCAGTGAGGTTGAATGCGCGATGACGCCGCAGCAGGTGAAATCGCTTTATGGCCGCACGCTTTCGGACAATGTCATATTGCGCCGGTATACGGGCGCGGGCGCTAATCGTCCGCGTTTCGACGTTGAAGATGTGCGTGCGCAAGTCATCGGGTATCAACCGCATGAGTTGGTCGGCACGATCGTCCAGGGAGATCGCAAAGTCATCCTCTACGCGGACGATCTCGTCGGAGCCGGCTTTTCACAGCCGATAACGACGAACGATAAGCTGGTCGTGCGCGGGCGAGAACTCGCCATCATCGCGGCGGATGACTCGACGCGCAGAGTTGACGGTGTGCTGATCGCCTATGAACTTCAGTGCAGGGGCTGATGCCCAGCTTCAGCGACGCATATGGCGCGCTGCGCACGCGGCTCGAGGCCAACGTGCCGGCTGGCGTGACGGCACTCTATTTTGACGGCGAGGACGGCCCGTTGCTGCCGAACACTCCGGCGGCGTTCGTTTTCTTCGAGCTACGCGCGGACGGGCAGGCATTCGTCGCCGGCTTCGGCGGCGGTCGCGGACTCAATCTTTATCGCAACCCGTGCCTGGCGATCTTTTACGTGTTCGTGCCTCGCGGCGTTGGCCTGCTTGTTGCCACCGATCTCGCAAAGCAAATAGCGTTGCTTTTTCGGAGCTACCGCGACGCGATGGTCAGTTGCTTCGCTGCTACGGTCGATCCGCTTGGTGCCGGATCGAGCATGAAACCGCAGGGGCTCGCAAGCGAAGTGGATAATTATTATTGCGCCGCTGTTGAGGTATCTTTGTTTTTTGATGAGATTGGCTAACATGCGCAAATTGACCGTTGCAGCAATGCTCGTCGGGATGCTCGCAACGACGCCAGCGCTCGCCCAATGGCACGGTCATGGCGGCGGTGGTTGGCATGGCGGAGGAGGCGGCAATCTGGGCGGCGCGATTTTGGGAGGCGTGATTGGCGGTTTTATAGGTGGCGCGATGCAGCCGCAGCAGCCGCAATACTATCAGCCCCAATATGTGCCCGAGGCTCTAGAGCAAGTCGCATATTGTTCGCGAATGTTCCGCAGCTACAATCCCGAAACTGGATTTTATTTTGGTTTCGACGGCAGGTATCATCACTGCCCGTGACGCAACAAAACCAGCCGTGGATTTGGTGGAGAAAGCAAAATGTCCCTCGCTGAAGGCGTAAGCGGCTCAATCCGCTACAAGGCATACTCCACAGGCGTCATAACGGCGAACGTGCAGCCGGTGTCGACCGTCGATCCCGCGATCACGGCCGGGCAAATCCTGCGGCGCGTATCATCCTCGCTCAAACTTGCGAAGGACACCTACCAATCGGCGGAAATTCGCACTGATCGGCAAATCTCTGATTTCCGGCATGGCATCAAGCGCGTCACCGGATCAGTCTCCGGCGAGTTCAGTCCTAAGACGTATTTCGATTTCATCGAGGCAAGTCTTCGCGCCACCAAATCTGCCGCGATTACGCAGACCCAAGCGACGCTGACCTCGGCCACCTTCGACAACACCCTGTCGCAGGTGACGTTTGCTGCTGGCACGCCAGTGACTGCCGGCATGCGCGTGGGCGATATCATCCGCTTTACGGGGCTCACTGTCGGCGGCGGAGTCAACAACAATATCAGCTTCCTCGTGACTGGGTTCAGCGGCGGCAGCAATCGCGTTCTTGGGCTTCTGCCGGCACCGACAACTGCAACGGCAGATACGACATTCAGCGTTACGACCAATGGCACTAGCGGCAAAGCGGTGTTCATGCCGACGTCGAGCTTTACTGCTCGCAAGTTTGCATTCGAGATAAACAACACCGATGTCGACGTCACGCGCCTATTCACCGAATGCCGCATCGGTGGCATCGGTCTGAAACTTCCGGCGACCGGCATCTCCACGATCGATATTCCGGTCATGGGCCGCGACATGGAAACCTACAGCGGCGCCAGCGCACCATTTTTCACCGCGCCAACAGCCGCGACATCGACTGGCGATTTTGCTGCCGTGAACGGATATCTGCTGGTTGGGGGTACGACCCTTGGCGTCGTCACCGCGCTAGATATAACCTTAAACCTCAATCCGTCATCGGATGCCGTGGTCGGCCAAAATTTCGTTCCTGAAATTTTCCTCGGGCGCGCCAATGTGACAGGTACGATGACGGCATTCTTTCAGGATTTAACGCTAATTAACGACTTCAAAAACGAGACTGAAGTCGCGCTCCTCGCCTATCTGACAACGCAAACTGTGCAGCCGACGCCTGCCGTCTCCATTTATCTGCCCCGCCTCAAGTTCGGCGACGGAAACGTCAGCGACGCCGGCGAGGGCGGGCAAAGTATTCAGATGCCATTCCAGGCGCTTTTAGGCCC